ATGGCATTTGCCGAAAACCCATTTAAGAATTCTAACGCGAGGTAATTATGTACTACTTAGGAAGCAAAGCACTAAGACAGAACTCCAGCTTCGAGATAGGTGGCACAGTCTATCCATCCAACTGGCTACAAAGATCAACTGAAGATGAGAAGACTGCGGTTGGTATCACTTGGGTAGATGACCCAGTACGGGCTGATGACAGGTTCTATTGGAATGGTGATGCAACCTTGCCTAAAGCACTAGAGGATGTAGAAGAAGTTGATGAGAACGGTGATCCACTATGGGCGCAAGAGCTAGACAACTCTGATCCACTAAATCCTGTAATGGTAGACACTACTGAGCGTCTGGTGACTAGAGGTTTGAAGTACTCTTGGACAGCACAGGTTAAACACACAGCAGGTACGATGCTAGCTCAGACTGATTGGATGGTGACTCGTAAAGTTGAAAGAGATGTGGCAATACCTTCGGCAACCGTCACTCAACGTGCTGCTATAGTAGCTGAGTGCTCGAGACTAGAAGATGCTATCGGAGCTGCATCGAATATGACTGATTTCATAAGCATTGTCAGCTCTCAAAATTGGCCTGAGTAGTGAAAAATTTCGACATAGCAAAAGCACTGGCTAGTTTAGTTCCAGTTTTGCTAGGAGCTATGTGGTGGGTGATATCAAGCATTGGGGAGATTACATCAGACATTCAGTTAATTCGTGCTAATCAAATGCAGTTGATAACTCCACAAGGAGTTATTGTCCCTAGTCCTGGGAATGCTTTCGCAAGGCACGATCTGAAAGAAGAGTTGATCAATCACATACACGACCTTAAAGTAAGAGTAAAATTACTTGAAGAAAGAAAGAACAAATAATTAATATGGAAAAAATAAGCAGCAAAGAATTTGGCGCACTGCAAGCAGACGTTAAAAATCTCAGATCTGAGATAGCACTGCTCCGTAAAGACATGTCAGAGGTTAATGCCATGTTGAATCAAGGCAAAGGCGGGATTTACGTTATGATGTTTTCTGCTGGCGCGATAGGAGCTTTGATAACTTTATTTTTTAAAAAGATGATTGGAATTAATTAATAGGAGGCTCAAATGAGTAAATTATTAAAGAGCTTAGTTTTTGTTTTAAAAACAGTAAAAGATATTTTCACTTGGATTTTTATTAAAATCAAACAAGCATTCGTTTGGTTAATATCTAAATTCATTAATGTTTGCAAGTGTGATCGGTAAGGAGATAGCATGGCTCTACTTAATGCACTTATTGGCCCTGTAACAGGGCTTTTAGACAAGTTTGTTGAAGATAAAGATCAGAAAGCAGCATTAGCACATGAGATTTCAACGATGGCGGACAGGCACGCGCAAGAACTCGCTCTCGCACAAGTTGAAGTCAACAAAGCGGAAGCAGCTAGTGGCTCTGTTTGGAAAGGTGGCTGGAGACCTTTTGTGGGTTGGGTATGCGGCACTGCCTTTGCTTATCATTTTGTCATTCAGCCTCTGGCTATTTTTATCGTTGCTGCCTACGGCATGGAGATCCCTGCTTTACCTGAGTTTGACATGGGGCAGTTAATGACTGTGTTGATGGGCATGTTAGGGCTAGGTGGACTTCGTAGTTTTGAGAAATATAAACACGTGGCTAAGTAAATGAATAGCTTTATGGATTTTTGGCCTGTTATATCAGGATTTATTGCAGTAGCTGCTATAGCTATAGCTTTTCGTGCAGAGATAACTATACGAGTTAAGGTGCTAGAAGACAAAGTAAAAATACTTTTTGATATGATTAACAACAAAGACAAATAAATATGGCGTTTAAGTTATCAAAACGCAGTATCTCCAAACTACAAGGCATCAATAAAGATTTAATTGATGTTGTTAATCGTGCAATAAACATAACGGAAGTTGATTTCGGAGTCACAGAGGGTTTGCGAACTGCAGAGAAACAGCAAGAGCTTTATGATCGTGGAGCGAGTCAAACTCTTAAAAGCAAACACATAACAGGGAATGCAGTTGATCTGGTTGCTTACATAGGACCAAGAGTCTCTTGGGAGCTTCAAGTTTATGATGAAATAGCAGATGCTATGGGTCAAGCAGCAGAAGAGCTAGACATTGAGTTGCGTTGGGGTGCTGCTTGGCATAAAAACTTAACCAATTCGAACATGAGTTCTGAAGATCTTATGAACGAGTACATTGATTTAAGGAGATCTCAAGGGAGAAGACCTTTTATTGATGCACCACACTTTGAGATAGTTTAAATGCCTCTGAAACTTTTAAAATTTAATGCTGGGATAGTAAAAGACATAACACCTTACAGTGCTGGTAAAAATGGTCCGTTTTGGACAGATGGCGACAAAGTCAGATTTGTTAATGGCTATGCGCAAAAGATCGGTGGTTGGGCTCAAGAGATAATGTACCATAGCATTAATGGCTACACAGACCCAGTCAGACCATACGGAGTGCCACGCAACCTTAATTTTTGGAGTGCTTTGTCTGATGGGCAAGGTTATTTGGCTGTTGGTACAGACAATCATCTTTATATTGTTTATCAGCTTTTGCTCTACGATATAACTCCTGTCAGAGCAACACAAGCTGGACTTTCAAATCCACTAACAACTGTGAGTGGGAGCTCTGTTGTAACTGTCGCAGATACAAGCCATGGAGCTACAACAGGAGATTGGGTGGTTTTTTCAGGAGCAGGAGCAACCAATGGAATTTCTGCAGCCACGATTAACGACGTTTACGGCTATCAGTTGACTGTTATTGATGCAAACTCTTACACTGTTGACTTCGGCACTGCAGCGACCTCCTCTGGGTCTGCAGGAGGCACAATAACCGCGACTTATAAGATAGGTGCTGCTGCAGCACTAGGAACAGGCACATCAATACAAAATGCAGGATGGGGAGTGTCGTCTTGGGGAGACTCAACTTGGGGAACTCCGAGGACAATAAGTGCAGGAAGCACTGAAAACTCTCAATGGTCTCTTGTGACTTGGGGTGAAGATTTAATTGCATTGGTACGTAATGGTGCACTTTATTATTGGGACTTGTCTGGTGGATTCCCTTCAGCCGCAACTCTTGTTTCTGGCTTGGGTGGTGCTTCTGATGTCCCTGCCAAAAGTCGGGTGGCAGCAGTTTCTTTCCCTGATAGGCACTTGGTTTGTGGTGGTTGTACACCTTTGGGTGGTGGTGATCAAGATCCGATGCTTGTGCGATGGTCCGACCAAGAAGATTTTAAAGATTGGACTCCAACAGACACCAATACAGCTGGTGATCAGCGTTTGGAGATAGGGACTAGAATAATCTCTATGACTCCGACTCGGGATGAGATGTTCATAACGACTGATGAAGCTGTTTACGGGATGAATTTTGTAGGACCACCTTTTACTTTCAGCTTCAGGCTTTTAGGAACCAATTGTGGTGCTGCAGGCAAAAACGTTGTGGCTAATGTTGATGGTGATATTTATTGGATGGGCAGAGACACATTCTTTTTCTACAACGGAGCTATGGCTGAAATACCTTGCTCAGTGAAGTTTTTTGTTTTTGACAGGATGGCGTTAACTTATTCAGAGAAATCTTTCGTAGCTCATAACAAAAAATTTAATGAAGTGACTTGGTTCTATGTAACCAATGAAGAAGTTGCGAACAACCCAACAGATCCAGAGCCAACCTCTTATGTTACGTTCAATTATGAGTTAAAAGTTTGGTCAATCGGAACTATGCCCAGAACTTGTTGGCATGATTCCCTCGGAACTCGCCAGTTGCCATTCGCGTTCACTTATGACGGCTATCAATACAATCATGAAACAACCAGCAATGCGGACGGCTCAGCACTTTCTGCTTATATACAGAGTTCTGTGGTAGAGATGTCGCAAGATGGTGATTTTTTAATGTTAGTTGATAAAGTTATACCCGATGCAACGATGACAGGCAGTCTTAACCTAACAATAACCTCAGAAAAATACCCAAATGCTTCGACTGTGACAAAAGGACCATTTCCATTTACATCAGATTCTAATAAAATAAGTGTTCGTGCAAAAGGCAGACAGATGGCTCTTAAATTCGAGAACACAGGAACCAATGAATCTTGGGAGTTGGGTGATTTTAGAGTTAACATGAGACAGGATGGTTTAAGATGAGTAAACTGAACACAAAACTACCAACACCTCCTGTTGATTGGAGCCAGAACTGGGCTGATAGGCTTATTAATACTTTGGAGTTGCAGATAAAAGAGTTAAATTCAACTGCTTCACCGAGTTTTTACGATGTTTCTAATGTGACTCTGGATAGAGCCTACGATGCAAACTCAACAACAACAGCTGAACTAGCAGATGTTTTGGGCACGCTGATAACTGATCTTAAAGGAAAAGGAATAATAAGCTAATGGCAGTCAATCCATACAACCTGTCTGAGACAGATATAGTAAAAGGCACAGAAGGCACAGAAGGCATAGGAGCACTAGGAGGTCTTGACAAATATGGCCAACCTAGAAAGATAGACCCAACAGTCGACCCAACAGTCCTCAGATCTATGAATCAAGGGTTCACTCCTGAATTGCCTCCTGGATCGTCGGGTGCATTTAATTACCCAGTTTTCCAAGTTGAGTCTCAAACACCACCAGACCCGCAAAATCTTCAAAATGTTTATGGGACAACTGCTATGCCTATTTTTGAATGGGCAAAGCAAGTTCAAAGTGGGGAAAGGATTTACGACCCAACATCTCCGATAGATCAAGATCTGGTGGATCAATACAACGAAGCTCGAGAAACAGGACAGTTGCCTTCAGGTGCTCCTAGTTGGGAAGATATTGCCAAGCCAATCGCAGCACAAACAGCTGGTGTGGTCGGTTCAAACATTGCACAAGCTATCACTGACCCTTATATAGCTGGGGGAATCACTGATAAGATAATAGCTGGTGGAAAAACTTCTGTCCCTTATTTCGGCGATCCTCTTCCTGGAGAAGTAGTCAACAAAAGTCTTAACGCAGGTTGGGACATGAGCAAAGCTGGGGGCATCCCTAAAGACTCTGTTTTCATACCAGAACTTGCTTCTAAAGAAGCAGCTGCTGCCTCTGGTAATCTGAATACATTTAATGAACTTAATTCTCCAAATTTAGGAACAGGTGGTTCCGCAGGTCAACCTCTGAGCGATGGCTCTATTGTTTATAATGAAACTGCATTGCAAAATAGTGGAATAAAAGTAGATTCAGCATCAGGCAAAGCATCAGGTTCAAATCTTAAATCTCCACAAGGAGGGTCTGTTGCCATAGGCTCTGGATCCCAAACACCGACTTATTGGGATGGCGTGAATAACAGATTTACCTCGCAATCGACTTGGTCTCAAGCCGGAACTATGGCTCTTGTTTCCACAGGCATTAACATAGCTATGGGGATGAAACCAGTTGAGGCTGTTAAGGCAGGAGGGTCTGCTGCTTTTGCTTATGCTATAGGAACAGCTCTTGCTGGACCAGTTGGGGGTTGGATTGCTTCAACATTCCTAGCCGAACCAGTGCAAAAAGCTGGTTCCAAAATTAATGAAAAAAGAAAGCAACTCGCCTCAGACCTTGCCGGAGAAATTAAAGACCTTGGCTCTTCAGTCGTCAGTGGTGCTAAGAAAATTGTTAAAGCACCTGTCAAAGCAATCAAAAAAGTCGCTGGAAGGGTTATCTGTAATGAGCTAAGAAGGCAAGGTCTTTTAACCACAAGAGATGTAATCCTTGATTACAAATTTACCAGAGAGCATTTAACTCCGCAGCACGTCGCAGGATATCATTTCTGGGCAGTTGGTGTTGTTAAGAAACTCCGCAAAGGCAAAGGTGTTAAGTTATGGAAACACATTGCTTCTCACCGAGCGAACGAGATCGCATACATATACGGTCAAAGAGACAAGCCAGATTATCTTGGTAAAATTTACAGGAAAATATTCGAGCCTGTTTGTTGGACAGTGGGTTTGTTCTGCAAAGAGACAGACTGGTCAATACTTTACGAAGACAAACAGGAGATTTAAATGGCAATGATGGAAGAAATGATGATGAAAGAACAGATGGCGGCAGCACCTGAAATGCCTCCGATGGAAGGGGCAAATATGGATCCTATGTCAGCTCTGCCTCCTGAGGCAAGAGAGGCTATGATGCAGCCTGATACAGCGATACAAGGTGTTCTGCTTGCAAGGCTGAGCAATTTCACACCACAAGAGCTAGAAGCTCTGGACCAAGCTATAAATCCTGAGACTGCGGCAGTTCTTTTAAAACTTTTGCCTGAGTTCAAAGAGATGATTGATGCTATGGCAACAGGAATGCAGGATCAAGAAGCTGAATCAGAGCCAGCAGGAGCATTGGGCGGGATTTAATGGAAATAAGAAGGGCTAACATATTAGACCTGAGTCCTGTGCTGGCTATGCTTTACAGTATGCACAATGAGACTGAGTTAAAAGTACCAGATATATTACCAGAAAAGCTAGCATTTAAAGTCAATGAAACAATCAACCGAGGGGTTGTGCTTGTGGCGATGACAAAAGAAAACAAATTGTTAGGCTCTGTTGGTGGAATCATTACCAGCGACTGGTGGTCGGAGGAAAAATACTTAGCAGACTTGTGGTTTTATGTTTACCCGATGCATCGTAGCAGCAGTGTGGCTATAAAATTAATCAAAGAATTTATTAAAATAGGTCAAGAGGTTAAAATTCCGGTAAGATTAGGGCATATATTTTCCGGAGACTTAGACAGGAAAGATAAACTGTTTGAGCGTCTTGGCATGACAAAAGCAGGTTGTGTTTTCGTGGAGAGTTAAATGGGCGGTGCATGTACAACTGGGGTTGAGACCCTACCAGATCCGAAACTAGTAATCACCGGAACAGAGATCCCTGAGTGGGTTTCTGCTGGTGGTCAAACACTTTTCCAGCAAGCAGCAGAGCTGGCCAAAAGTCCTTATCCTGCATTTCAGGCTCCTAGGATAGCGAGTTATGATGGGTCAAAGCTGACCCCAGCAGAGCAGGAAGCTGCAAGGATACTGACAGAAGACTCTGGTGCATATAAACCTTACATAGATGAAGCAGCATCCCGAGCACAGCAACTCGGGCAAGGCTACAATGCTATGAGCACAGAGCAGTTAATGGGATCACCATTAACAATGGATCAAGCCAAACCCTTCATGGACATTTACCAACAAGCAGTTGATCCTGCTGTTGAGGAAATACAACGTCAAATGGAGCAGAAGCAAATCTCAGACCGAGCCAAAGCAGTTGGGTCTGGGGCATTCGGAGGATCAAGGCAATATCTCGGAGAGATAATGACTGCTTCTGAAGCAGCAAGGCAATCCGGAGACTTGAGGAAAAGAGCTGGGGTTGAAGGTTTGGGATTCGCAGCACAACAACGCGAAGCAGACCGGACAGCTAGGTTTGCGGCAGAGCAAGCGCAACGTGGTGCATTCGAGACTCAAGAGTCTGCAAGAACAGGTGCAGTAAGTCAGATAGCGAGTTTTGCTCCAGCAGTGCAAGGTCTTCAACAACAAGCTGCTTCTGGAATGATAAGTTCCGGAGAGGCACAAAGGAGTTTAGACCAAATGGCTCTGGACTTGGCATATGCGGACTTTGTTGAACAACGTGAGTATCCATTCCAAATGGTCAACTACGCATTGGGTGCATTAAAAGGCATACCATACGAAACAACACAAACAAGTCTGCAGCAAGGTCAACAGTTTGTTCAAACACCTAGCATTTACGGACAAACAATTGGTGGTTTGGGTGCTCTCGGAAGTGCATACTTCATGAGTAGACCTAGAACACCTTAAAGGAAAACAATGGCATCCAGAGCAGAGCTAGAACAGCTTAACAGAACTAACTCTTATTTAATGGACAAAACAAGACGAAATGACACAAGGCTCGGGATGGGTAATTTTGCTCCTCCTGCTCCTCAATACATTTCTCAAAATTTGAGTCCTGATAAACTTTTAGAAACAAGACTCAGGAATTACGATCAGCTGAAGTTGCAGTACGTTAATTCAAAAACTATTGAAGAGCGACGAGAAGTTAAAGATGCACTGCAAAGAGTTGGTGAAGAGATAAACCAGCTCACCCAGAATGTCGATGTTGGAGGATATACCCAGCAAAGATCAAATCTCCCAGACATAAATGCATTCAACACTGACAACAGCACACAAGCTCCTCTGTTCGAAGCAGACAATACGTCAATTCTTTCTTCGCTCGGCTCAGAGATAATCAGCAGCGATAAACTTCCTCCCCCTAAAGTAGATGCTGAAACTTCTGCTGAGTCGGGCACCCCAACACTCGGAGCCTCAAACACACGTCTTGATGATCTTTCCGCAGGTGCACTGAAAGCACTCGGAGGAGCAGACAATGTTCGGGCGGCAGTGGAAATAGCCAAAACGCTACAACCAGAGCTAAAAGGAGTTGATCCTGCGTTGTTGGCTTTTCAGTTCTTCACGAATATGGCGGCAGAAGCCAGCAAGCCAGGAGCCACAGCACTTGGTGCCGCATCTACAGCATCTTTGGTTCCGGCTCAGTACTTGATGAAAGATTTTGAGGCACGCAGAAAAGCTGAATCAGAAATGCCAGCACAAGCAATTCAAATTGCTCAAATGATTAAACCACCCAAAGGCACTGGTGTTGGGCGTTCTTATAAAAAAGGAGCACCAGTAGTTGATGAAGAAGGGATTTTGGTTAGGAGTAATGAGGGTGCTGCGATGTATAACTACACTGTCTCAGACAATGCTGGTAATGTTATTGAAAATGTAATAATGCCAGATGTCTCCTCCATCCTTAAAAAGAAATTCATATCAGTTGTTGACACTCAAATAAAAGACAATCCAGAAACTGAGATTGACGAACGGCTGGTCAGAGTTGAGGAAGATGCTGTAAATGCTGATACAACAGGTCGTTATGCAGTTAAAGAGTCTCTTCCAAAGCAAGCAAGAGGAAAAAGCAGAGTTCAAGGACCACAAGCAACTTTCCAAACCAGAGAACAAGCCATAGAGACGCTTAAAAAATTCGGTGTAACTGAGGACAGTCCAGAATTTAATGATCTTCTTAATAAAATAACAACTGAAAATGATTCTAAACTAGGAGAGCCTGTTATTATTGGAGATCAATACGTAAGTTTCTACACTCCAGATCCTGGCAGTGGGCTAGGAGTTATCCTTAGATCACCAACAGGATCACCAGCCCCACAAGAAGTTGTTGGGCGGAAAAAAAGAGTTGAAAAAGGAGATGAACTAATTTCAAAAACAAGAACCACAAGAGACGATATTGTTCCTAGTCTTGAGGCTGCTATGACGATTCTGATGCAGAATCCTGATTTAACAGGTGGATTCCAAGGTCGGATATCAGAGATAAGAAGTGTGCTGACTAATGTTTTTGGTGTAGAGTCAGAACTGGTCCAAGATCAAAAATACCTTGAAGCACTTTCTTTTGCACTTGCTCCTAAAATGCGTCCAGTTGGTTCTGGTTCAACCTCGGATATGGAATTCAAAGCCTACCAAAGAGCTATTTTGGATTTAGCCAATCCAGCAGCTACGAACTACTTAACTATGTACAAGTTATACAGACAATCTCAGAACCAAGCAGCAGATGCTATAATGTTCAGAGACCTAGCAGTACAGGGGTTGTCGGCTACCGAAATTGACGAAGCTATAAAAGAGAAAGATCTTGGGATATATGAAAAGTTTTCACCCACCCAAAAAGATGAAAAGTATAACACAGGAAATGATGAAGCAGATACTGCTGCTTGGGTTGCGGATAGAAAAGAGTGGTACGAATCTATCCCAGATGGTGCTGTTATTCTTAATGAAGTAAACGGTAAACGTGGAACAAAACTTTTCAAAAATCAAGGTGCTTTAATTATTAAAGGTTGGAGAGGTGTGCAACCAGATTTGGAGCTGGAATAAATGGCTATAAATGAAAAATTAATAAATGATGAGGATACAATACCATCACCCTTAGAACCTGTTGTTAAAGATACTTCTTCAGGCATAGAGTTTCCGGACATCCCTCAAGCGACAGAAATCGAAGATGTTGGATTCTTTGAGTCTTTAATTCCTAATGTTAAAAGCATGTTCGTGAAAGACGATGCCTCCAAAGCTGAGATAATGAAGAAGTCTTTTTCCGGAGATGAAAGATTCGGTGGGGTGTTCTCAGATAAATTTAACAACCCGATGATTGTTTGGAATGATCAGCCTTATTACATCAACAAGCCAGGATTGGGACTGCCAGACATTGCTACGTTCACAGGTGAGGTTGTTAAATATCTCCCAGCCAGTAAATATGTAGCTGCGGCAAAAGGACTTAAAGAGACTGTCCGGCGAGGATTAACAACTTATCCTGCAACCGAAGCAGCAAGCATAGCTGGGGAATCAGCTTTGGCTCCGGAAACTTCAAAAGGTAAAAAAAGAGACTTAACAGATGTTGGTCAAGAAGTAGGATTGGCCACCGCAATAGGAGTTGCAGCAGATACTTTATTGCCCCCAGTTGTAAGTGCAGCAGCAAAAGGTGCTGTGAAAACAGCGACAAAAACAGCAGAGGGTGCAAAATTAATTTTCCCGAAGTTTGAGCCTGAGAAAATAATTCAGAAAATAACTCCAGAAGCAAAACAAGCCTCTGCATTCCCTTTAACCGAAGGGCAACGAAGTGCAAAGCTCCCAGACCGGAAACAGGGTCCAACATCAAGAGTCACAGAGCAACTCGAATTAGAAGATATGATGCGTAATGCTCCAGGAAGTGAGAAATATTCTTCTGAAATTATGCAGGGCTTTGATGAAAAGCAACTCGGAGTTATAAGAGCAGAGGCTGAAAGATTGCAAAAAGAGTTCGGCTCAGGCACAATGTCTGGAGCAGGAGATGTCCCTACTGCAGCAGCAGAGTCAATTCAAAACATAGCACAAGCAGGTGCAATTGGACTTAAAGAAGAATCTTCCCGAGCATACAAGACTATTGCAACTTCAGAAATCCCTGTCATAATGAAACCAGAGGGTGTTGTCATTACAGCTAGGGAAATGCTAGACAGCATCATTAAAGGTGGCGAAGAAGGTTTGGGGATAACTGCTCGTGAATTGACAGACATGCCTCTGCTCAAAAGAGAGCTAGAGTATCTTAAACGCGTAACCAAAATCGCCAGCAATCCTAAGTTCAAAGGATCTCCATTGAATATTCTGCATGGTTACCAAAAATCCCTTGCCAGAGCTGTAAGAACTGCGCAGGCAGGATCTCCAGAGGCAATGGCTTTAGGAAAGATGAAAGCAATACTTGATGCTTCTGTGTATGACGGTGTTGAAAGAGGATTGATCGCTGGGGATGAAGCAGTGCTGAAAGAGCTTAAAAACGCGACTGATCTTTACAGAAGGTATATCGGTCTGACAGGGAAAGGCTCTGCGAGAGATTCTTGGGACAGAGCTGCTAACACAATTTTAGAAACACTCACAAATACAAAAGCAGATCCAACAGATGCTGTCAGACTTTTGTTTGGGCATGCAAAATTCAATCCTAAAAAAGGGCTTGTTCTGGCCATGCAAAAAATAAAACAAAATTTAGGAGAGAGGGAAGGTGGCGAAGAAATAATTGCTTTAATAAAAGATGGAATTTTAGAAAAAGCATTCTCAGGCTCTGGCACATCTGGCATCACGAGAGGCAACATCGTTAATAATTATGATGAGATTTTCGTTAAGAATAGAAAATTAGTAGAGCAGTTTTTCTCCCCAGAAGAGCTGAAACAGATCTCTAAATTCCGGCAAGATGTTATGCCAACCCTTTGGGCAGAGATAAAACTCAACCCATCAGGCACAGGCTACGCAATAATGTCTGCAATGATGCAGAAAGGTTTGTTAAATGCCATCAAGATGCTACCTTTTGGAGCAGGAGAGGCAACTGCCACAGGATTGCAAGTCAGAAGGGCAGTTAATATTGCTGAAAACGCTACAAGCCAGCAAGTTGCCCGTATGAACAGACCTTTGCTCTCACAAACAGTGCAAACCTCCGTAAGACCTTCTGCGATTGAAACAATACAGGACGAGCCTGAGTCTTCAACTTTAAGAGACATAACCCAGTCTGCCTCACCAGCTTTAAGATCAAAGCTCCAAGAGGCAGTTATGGTTGGTCCGTGATAATGTCAGCAAGCTCTGCCCAGTCAGCTTTGGTCATCTTGCCGAACTTTTTATAAGTCAGACATTTTAAAAACTCTGGGACAGGCATTTTCTCGTAAACTTTCTTTGCCTCTGATCCATCAATCAAGCCAACAAAGTCCCTGCCGATCCGGATCATTATCCAGCAATGACCTTTGAGGGTTTTGTACTCATCGAGCCAGAAGCTCTGATTCAGTCTTAACCCGACTTGTATGTTGTTGCGCTTTGGCCAATCTTCTAAGTATTTTAATTCTATCCACCCTGAGTTCCCATCCCGAATGTAATGAAGATCAGGCATCCCCTCCGAAACTCTGTTCTCAACTCGGTACATCTTAACATCAGGCAGAGAGCTCCTCACATATTTCCAAAAATTACTCTCACTCATCTTCAACCAAAAACATAGATATCGGATCTTTTGTTATAACATCTGCCAAGTTCTTTTTGCTACGCAGTGCTTTGATGATTTTGGCGTCAATGGTCTTGGGTGCTTCAATATCTATATAAGTCACATTGTTCTTTGTACCGATCCTGTGGCATCTGTCTTCGGATTGCAGCCTAGTCTCCAAATCAAAACTGTTAGAGTAATAAACTGCATAATCTGCAGCAGTTAAAGTTAAGCCAATGCCGCCAGACTGCGGTTGTCCGACGAAATATCTTATTTTCGGGTCATTCTGAAAACGCTCTACAGCATCCGCTCTGTCGTCGTTTGAGACTTCTCCATGGTAAGCAACCGCAGCACTACCTAACGCACCTTCTATAGCCTTCAAATCAGCTTTAAATCGTGCCCACACAATAACTTTGGAGTCAATGTCGCTTAATATCTCCAGAAGAGCATTTAATCTGGGATTTTTGTCCTCAATTGGCTTGACTCCAGTTTCTGTCGGGAACCATCCGCAAACGATTTGTTGTAGCCTTAGCAAACGAGTTATTGCTGCAGGTGCATCAATCTGATCCCCATCAAGCTCTGCGATATATTGCTTGCGCATTTGGTCATAGAGTTTGCGTTGCTTAACAGACATCTCAACAGGATATCTTTGGTAGATTTTATCAGGCAGGTCTAGGCAGTCTTTTTTCAAAACCCGATAAGAGTGTCCCTCTATATTTTTGGTTAACTCGTCCACATGCTGATAAGAAACAATTTGCCGATTCTCAAACCCACCCATTATACAGTAACGTGCTTTAAACGAGTAAAAGCTGTCATAGCCCAATATCTGAGGGTCTAAAAATTTAAACTGGCTGTAAATGTCCTCTGGTCCTTTTGTCACAGGAGTGCCAGTCATTATCCTTTTGTATTTGGCTAGGTTTGAGAGTTTGGTGATGACTTTGGTTCGTTTTGCTCCTGGACGTTTAATTCTGGAACTTTCGTCCACAACCAGCATCGCATCATTTGCCAGCATAATTTTGTTTATCAACTCAACAGCAGTTTTGCTCACAAACGCCTCAACATTGAATGTGAAAATTTTAAGACAATCCTCTGCGAACATAACCTCTTCAAATGCTTCAAGGTCTTTTTTCTTCATCCCTGAATAATAATAAGCACATTTGTGTTTGCACCACTCCGGCATATGATCGGGGATCTCTTTGCGGATCCAGTTTCTGTGAACACCATTCGGGGCAATAACCACCAAGCAGTTAATTTTCCCAGCACCATACAAATACGCGCTGTTGTCAATGATGACTTTTGTTTTCCCTGTTCCTTGCTCCATCAAAAGCGCAAACGACTCATTGTCCCGAGACATATAGAATGCAGAACGTTGGTGGTCGAATGGTTTTGTTTTGAACATGAAATCATCTTTCTCCGGAGGTGCGGAGACTTTTAGCTTGCGTATGGTTTCTGCGTCTTTGAGTTTTTGTATGTATTTGTTAAGGATGCCCGAAGCAGAATCATCCCAACTGGCATCTGGCCAAAACTTCCGGATGTGATCTATGTTTGCACCAGTGGCAGCAAAAAGCAACTCTCTGCCGATCCACTTTTTAAATCCTGGAAGGGCAGAGAGTCTTTGCACTGTTTCGGAGTCTAGGTTTACTTTTGCTATGCAATAATTTGCATGTGCTTTGTTTATTTGCATTAGTGAATTGATTGTATGTCTTCTTCAATTACGACATATTCTTGATCAATAGGTCGTTCATTTTTTGCCTCTTCTATCAACTTTTTCATGATGTCTTCTTCTGAGATCTCATCTTCATCCTGATCATAAGCAATCTCAACAAAGACATCATAATAAATTTTCTTAACAACAGTGCCTGTAAATTTTTTGTATTTGTATTCTTTTGGCTCTCTCATGCTGCCTCCTTTAAATTAGTGACTAACTTAGGTCGTTTAATTAAAGTTGATTTCTCTCCATTATACTCTTGGTGAGCAGAAATCGTGCCTTTGATTTTAATACGGTCACCTTTGATAACTGCTTCTCGGAAGTAAGTTCCATCCTTGTCTTCAGCCTCTTCGTCCAACCAACTCGCATTTGTGAATGTTTTCACAACATTGTCGTTTTCGTCAATCATAATTAACAGAGTTGATCCACCGAAGTTGGTAGAAACATTTTTGCGCATAACAATTTTTAATTCAAGCTCGACTTTATCACCAATTGTGCCAATGTGGTCAGAAGGATTTTTCTCAACTCCCTGTATCACTGGCTCAACAGTTTTCTCTGGGATTGAAAGAACACCCTCTTCGCATAGTTGTTGAATGGCGAGGATTGATAGTTTAAAAGCAGGTTGCTTGACTTTGATGTTAACTTCCTCAGACTTCAACCACTGAATGTACTGAGGGTCGCTCTCAGCAATATCAGAAAATGTTCTGCCGCGATATTTGCCAAAGCTGAAAACGTTTTGTTCTTTGATGAAAGCAACGACTCGTTTGTTAAGCAACTCATTGTTGGTGTGCTCGTCAAGCTCAAAGTCAGCACCAGAAATCATAACACAACCAGTTCTTTTTGCATATTCTTTGGCCATCTGGTCAGCTTTTTTAGCATCAGTAGATAAATTCTTTATGTAGTTGTCTAAATAAAAGAAACCACCAGTTTTGCCAGGAAGAGCATAAGAGTAAACAACTTTGTGCAATGTGTAAAATCCGGTTAAGTTTCCTGTTCCGATATAGACTTCGCGTTTGATCAGACTTGTCATTTTATTTTCCTTTCTTAATTTAGGGAGTTGTTTTTCCCATTACAGTTATTATCCCTCTTTCTGGCAGTTAAGTCAACAAAAAAATAAAAAAATTCCTCCCCCGATGGGGGGAGGATGTTTGCTAGAATCTAGGTCTAGAAGTGATTGGCCAAAAGTATTTGACTAATCGGTTTTTGTGAGAGAACTCGCTGATCGGAACCCACTCGCCTGAATGCCAACTGTCGGTGGCAGTCTTGTCTCGCCCATCAACAACAACCCAATGGTTTGCGACGCAAACAACGTAGAGTTTATTCTCTGCATTCTCCCGCAAGAAATGATGCAGCTTTTTCTTGGCACCAGTTTTTGCCTCTCCCAAAAAAGATTTGGATGTCAGATAAACTATTCTTCCGGATTTAACTCCATGCTTATGCATAACTGCCTTCACAACTGATGAATGAGTTCCTGCAACGTGGCGTTTGCCAGTTACTTTCCGAAAGGTTTGGTAGACAGTCTCGTAGTCAGTTTTGCAGACTGCTGCTGCAACATACGGACCACACCAAGTTCTACGCCTATTACCTCTACTATCAAAAACCTCTCTCTTGCTTGGAGCAGGTTTATCTTTAAGATCAAGATAAATCATTTTTATTTCCTTTCTCAGAATTTTAAAGAGCATCATAATCTGGGAGAAAACATTTCCCATTACATTTATTATACTCCATTTCTTCAGAGAAAGCAACATCTTCCTTAAGAACCTTGTATCTATTAGCTTTTTTAATTTAATCACTTATGACAACTTTTTCCATTTGTCGACATAAATCTTCCTGAACCCAGCTCTGATTGTTCCTTTAACCAGATACCAATCACCAAGCCTCCCATCTTCAACTATTTGCTTGCCCATCTTGTTATATTTAAATCTGTCGATGGTTGCGATGATTGGACCAGTATCATCCTCAAAAGTTAAATTCAACCAGAGGTTATTTGTTTCAACTCTTCTGCCTCCTCGTTTTGCCAAGTTGACAGTCTCGTTCATGTCTCGTAAGTTTTTCTCTTTCAGCTTGCCGAAGAAAACAAAAGTTCCTGGAGTGTCAGCATCCAAATATTCTATGTCCACGATCTTTGTTTTTATGTTGTGCTGTTCTGGATTCTGCTTAATGTGACCGAACCTGCGCTCACACTCAAAGATATCATCGTACGGAGTTGTGCCTTCGTTCAAAAGTTTTTCTTGACGTGGGGTCAATGGTTGCATTAGTTTTCTGCGCTCAATGATTCCTTCTGCCATTTTAGGACCAATGCCTTTTATCCCGATTAACCCACCAATCAGTTCTCCATCCTGAACAGACCAATTTATTTCAGATTTGAATTTGTCAAAAGGTTTGTAAACTAGTCCCTCTTTCGCAACCTCTCGCAACAGCCTGACTCCTTGGTCGTCGTCTTTGACATTCCGCAAACATGCAGCAGCAAACTCAAGAGGGTACCTAGACTTAAGAACACAGCACCAATAAGAAACCATCCCATAAGCAATAGCATGACTGCGATTGAAAGCCCAACTACCCATGGTATTAATATTATCCCAAATACGCTGTGCTTGGTCTTCTTTGATTCCATTCTCTGCCGCACCGATTTTGAATCTCTCCCAAAAAGTGTCAAAATATTCCTTTCCGTAAGATTTAGACATTGCCTTGCGCAGAGTTGAAACATCTTCCCAAGATAACTTTCCAACATCCCGAGCAATCGTCATCACCTGTTCTTGATAAACAACAACACCATTGGTGACCTTTGTGATCTTTTCAGTGAGTGGGTGAAGATACTCGACAGGAGCCTCACCAGTGTGACGTTTTATATACTCAGTTGTGCCTCCAGAGTTAAGTGGTCCAGGACGAGCCAAAGCAGTTATGGCGGCAATGTCTTCAAAGCTATGCACTTTCATTTGATGGGTGACTGATTGCAGTGCATAACCTTCAAATTGGAAAATGCCTGCGTATCTGCCAGAGTTAAGAATCTCAAACGACTTCTCATCCTCAAGAGGAAAATTAATCAATGAGTCTCTGTCCCAACCAATCTGATCAAGAACATCTTGCAAAACCGACAGCGTACGCAAACCCAGTGCATCAATCTTTAAAAGATTAAGTTCCTCTGCGTCTTTTTTATCAATCTGTGCTGCACCTGTTTGAGCAGAAACTGAACAGTACCTGCTGACTGGGTGCTCTGTGACAATCATCCCTGCTGCATGAACACCAGTGTGACGAGCATGGTTCTCCATGTCTGCTGCAACTTTCATTTGAGGATATTTCCTCATCACCTCACGCCCAACATCTAATTCATTAAATGTGTCCAAGATACAAAAAGCTGCACGCGAATCACCAGAACTCCGCTCAATGATTGCACCCTTCAAATCATTCACCTCCCAAGCAGGTATGCCGAGTTCTTTGGCGACTTCTGCGATAGTGCTCTTTGCTTTGTATCGGGAGACAGTCCCTAAGTGTGCAACTTTCTCTGCACCGTACTTATCTCGGAGATAATCAAAAACCATCTCCCTGCGGTCATCTTGGAAGTCAATATCAATATCAGGCAAGTCTTCACGAGTGATGTCGATAAAACGCTCAAACAAAAGATCATGCTCGATAGGATCGACATCAGTTATGTCTGTCAGATAACAAACCAACGATCCTGCTGAAGAACCTCTTGCTGGTCCAACAAGCATGTGCTTTTTTGAATACTCAATCATGTCAGCTATCACGAAAAAATAATCTTCAAACTTTTTCCGAGCAATCATTGCCAGTTCCCGACTCAGCCTAGCAGCATAAACCTCATCAGACAAATCTATCTTTTTCTTAACAGCACCTTCCTCACACATTTGTTTAAGAGTTTTCTTGCTGCTGAAAGTAACATTAGTCGCGGTTGGCAAATCAACATCACAACTCTTGGCTATCTCGTATGTGCTCGCGATTGCTTCTTTTGGAGCCCATGGCAATGACTCCTGCCACTCCCACTCATTTAAAATGTGCATAGGTGCAGTGCGGTCTGTACGGTTCCGACCAACAAGCACCTCATACGCTTTTTTGTCTTTGACTGCTGGGTAAAAATTATCTGATGTCGCCACAACTTTAAAATCTTTACGCTCTGCAAAGTCCAATGCCTTGCGCACACTCATCGGGTTCAGCTCTATGTAAAGGTTTTCTTTTTTCGTCAAAGGCAACAGCCCCCAGTTGGGAGTTGTTCCGCTGAGGATTATAATATTGTCGCTGATGTCGAACAAGTGCTCATAACTCAAACGCGGAAAATAATAAAAATGTTGCTTGTCGGTACTTTTGGTCACGAGCTGATAAATCTCAGCCAGACCTTCATTGTTCTTGGCGATGAACGCCATCTCGTTAGTTGGTTGCTTTGATCGCTCTGTTGCATCCTCAACAACTGGGATCTCAACTCCGAACAGAGCTTTTTTGTTTAACTTTTTACAGGCTTTGCTGAAGTTAACATGACCCCAAGTCCCAGAGTCGCAGATCCCGATTGCATCTTCTGATGTCGCGGCAATGACATTATCTACAGAACCAAATGCTTTGCGGAAACAATACTCAGTTCTGTTACGTATGTTAATCATAAAACATTAAAAACAAAATAAACAATAACACAAGCGATTATATTAGCAGTTATCGGATCCATTATATGTGCCCCTCTTTTTTATACCACTTTAAAATTTCAACAGTTGCCAAAACATCAGCAATTGACCTGTGAGCACCTTTGTGCTCTTGACCTGTGACCTCGAAATAAATATCCGCGAGTTTCCGGAAACTCCCCCAAACAGACTTACCAATCTCAACTGTGCAGATGTGTTCAGGTGGCCATGGGAACTTTGTTAACTTATCATTGCGCTCAAGTTCAAATTTAAGAATCTTGCGGTCGAATGGTAAATTGTGTGCAACGATTTTTGTTTCGCCTAAGAAAAAATCACACAGAGGTTTGTAGTTGGCTATGAATGGCTTTTCATTTTTTAAATCATCGTCTGTGATCTTTGTGATCTTTGTTATGATTGGGTCGAGTGGGTGTCCAGGATTGCAGAAAAACTCCAACCTGCCAATCTCGTTTAAATCTTCATCCAACTTAACCCCACCGAACTCTATTATCTTGGGCTGGATGTCTAGGTCAGAACCTTCTGCTTTCGGAAGACCTGTTGTCTCTAAATCAAAAACAATCATGCAGCTCTCCTTTTAAATCCGGAAACATTTTTCCTTTGCTGGCAGACATCACACCGCCACTGCTTCCGACCATTTCTCATTAATATCAATCTTTGCGCAGGACGCTTAAGACACTTGCCACAAGTCTTTTCAACTCCTTCGCTCATCAATCTAGCTCCTTTGTCAAGCTGTTTGCCATTTTATCATTAATGTCTAATGATTCCAGCATGAATGCATAAACTCCCAAATCATGAATCGAGTCTATGTGAGCACTTGGCCAGCTCTGAGAGTAGCGTGTTAGTTTTGAGACAATCATGTTAATGATCCCAAACCTGTTCCAATCTTCCTCAGTCTTCAGCTCCATTCCATTCGGGAACAACGCCATCATGACTTTGCCATGTTGTAAATAATTCTTCCCGTAAACTTTGCTACGCTCTCGGAAAGTGTTCATTGCTTCTCCCAAACAGTCTGCTGGTGAAACTTCACTCATCTTGTGCTCCCTCCATCCCTTTGTTGTAACCATCTTGCCATCCATCCCGATAAGCATTCTGGTAAATCTCATTCATCCCTTTAGGTGCTGTGTCAATATCGTTTATAGCTTTTTCGAGTTGCTCTCGCAAAGTGCCAACAACATGAAAAACTCTAGCAACTTTATGACCATTCAGCTCTATGTCATTCCCATTTAATTTTAAATCATTCATCAGAAGTCTCCTGGAGCAACTTGCAAACAAGTCAGACCTTGGCCACGCCACATATCAACGCAACCCTTGCGATCTTCCAAAACGAACCAGACATCTCGCCAATCATAGTTGTCCTCGAACAATCTTTCTTTAACATCCCAGTCTGATCTTTGATCACCTATCCCACGCATCAAAAGTTTATCAAATGGGATGTCGTTCAGCCTCAGCCACTTCTCAGTCATCTTCCTTTCTGTTTCTTCACGTGCAGTTATGACTGCGATTTCAGTATCATCATTATTAAGCCCACGAAGAATATTGCATATTGACTCGATTGGCTTGTCGTTGATTCCTTGTTTGTTAAATTGTTTGTAGTCTCGGTCTTTGTAAAATTTTATCCTGTGACCATAGTCACCCAAAGTCCCGTCAAGATCAGAAATGATTACGCGTTTATCCATGATGGAGTCTCCCTGTTTGTGTATGCGGTTGCGAAAGAAATTTTCTCACCAACAATATAATCTCGGTATGCTTTGACTGCAAGATTCGGGTGTTGTTTGTACTGCTCTGGCATGCACTGTGGTGGCTGATTCCAAGCAACATCTGGGCAGTTGTCCGGAATGCTTTTAAGAGCATTGCGCAACATCTGATCGGTCTTGTGGACTTTGCCATAACGATGAGTGTACTCTTTGCACAACTCAACAAAAAGATCATACGCCCAACGATAATGTTTACGGGACTGACGAATCCAAATTGCACAGGGATGATTTTTAAAAGCAGACTTGTACAATCCAGTCACATCAGCATAATCATCACCATCTAACTCTCGGTGTGCGGTGCTGAGAAGTTGTGCTGTCTCAAGTATCATCTTAACGCAATGTTTGTCACAATGCATGCGTGCAGCGATCATAGGGTAATGGTGTACGTAAAATATGTTCACTTTGTTTCCTTTCTAAATAGTTTCAATCGTTATTTCATATAAAGGAGTTTCACCAGACTCATGAGTCTTCACCCAGTCATTAAGCTCATTCAATAAAGCCATCCGATCATCAAAGTCTAAAGTGTGTCCAAACCCGCACTCATCAACAATCTTCATAACGTATTTATTCATTTGATTTCCTTTCTCAGTTGGAATAGTTATTATACTCTATCTGGCGGAAAAAGTAAAGTTTACAAACGAGTAAAAAGGTCTTGAATCTTGGCGAACAAAGATTTAGGACTTGGTTTCCTGTTGTTTATTATGTAACGAACACGTCTGGGATTTTGACCCCATCCCATGATCCTAGATATTTGTTTGTAATTTCCTCCACTTTCATGCAGCTCGTGAACTTGATCAACAACAGCTTGGTTATATTTTTCTGGCATGACGTTATCCTTTCTTTGGATTTAGAGCTTTGCCCATCGAGGGTGCAGCCCATTCAGTTGGTGTTAAAAAAGGTTCTGCCCAAGGATGGACTTTAACAACCTCAGCCACCATCAGCTTGAACACTTCTTGGTACTCGCCTTGCGCTCTTGGTGAGAGTCGGGACTTGGCCATTTCACTCAATGTGCGCAAATTGAATTTCGCTACAATGTTTGTATGAATGTTTGTTGGCAATACGCCACGAGCATCTTCTGCTGGGACGTGCTTGCGGAGTTTCTGGTAATAATAATTTATTGTCTTCATGCACTCATCGTAATATGTTTTTGCATCTTCATCTTTTTCAATCTCTGGTGGAGTGTAATAACTGAACCCACTCATGTCCACAGTGCGCTGAGATTGCTGGGCATATGATGCTTGCCGAGTGCGCACGAACTGATGAGTGAATCCTCTTGTTACATCTCTAACATTAAAAGTATAATCTATAAACTCCCAAGACGAGCGGATTGTGTTGAGCATGTAATCTAGCTCTGCTTGTTTTTTCTCCCACTCCCATTCAGCAATCCTTTTGTATGCATCATCATCAGGCATGAGTCGGGTGTTCTTGGTAAACAACAAAAGGTCAACTGCGTCCTTAGTGTAACTAACTAATTCAACTTTCATTTTATGTTCCTTTCTTAAGGGTTAGTGTTTCCTGCCAAGTTTTTTGAGAATGCATCCAACGAGAATAATCAGAACTCTTCTCAAGAAAATTTTCTATGATTTGTAAATCCTCAACAACATCATCCATCAACAACTGCCGCCAAGTCGCGAAACGTCCAACCGAGTAGATGTTGTACTTGGTGGTCATCTCGAAAATAAATTGCTTGCGCAACTGTTCGTCAATTGGACGTATTTTACCGTACTCTTGTTTTGAAGATTTTATATCAACGAGCTTGCGAGGTCTGATGCCAAAGTCCTCCATCAGCATCGTCATGATGTTTGCTCCTGCACTACCATCTGGGCTCCGGATTGATTCTGAAATGACTGTGTCGCCAACAACTGATACCCGATAATGACTTGTGAGTGGGTCGGGATAATAAATTGTTTGGTTGACTGAGCACTCTGTGTTTTCAATCCTAGCAGTTTGTGTATAAATTTTTTGCTTAGGGAATTCAGGCACATCCTGCCAATCCACAATTTTCATTAACACAGGCATCGGGACTGTAGATATTATCGGAACACCAACTCCGTTTGCTTCTGTTATTTCATCCATCGTCAATCCCATATTGTATTCTATCGAACAATTACGAGAAAGCAAATTTATAAGCTCCCATGGTGCGATGTACCTTTCAACAGAGTCAAGATTATTTATTGAACGATCAAGCACAGCCCCAGTTACTTTTTGTGAGTACATGTTGCTGAGTTGAATGTTTGGTGTTGTTGTTAACACACCATCATACTTGATTGCTTTTTGGACTTTGACTTTTTTAAAAGGTATGTTGCTCGCCACCCCAACACGATCTGTTCTGAATCGCAACAGAGCTCCATGGTTGTTGGGCAACTTGCTTTGCGACTCACAAACAGTGGGAGTGAATCTCCGGAAAACATTTGCTGCCAAAAGACCTGCCAGTCCAGCTCCATAAATTAACATCAGCTCTCCTTAACTTCAACTCTGTCTTCTTTTATATCATGAGCCAAGTCTTGGCGTCTGCCTCCTGCCGCGATGTATGCTTCATAAACTATCGGGGAGTTGTCGATAATTATCTGCAGGGAAACTTGCCCAGCACTGCCTTTCCTGCGTTTGTTCTCCTGAGTCTTTGCGATAAGAGTTTTGCCTTTGTATGCAGACTTGCGACCTCTCTCTTCTTTGTTTGCGGTTTCAACTTTTACTTCAACTTCTTGCATTTTTATATCTCCTTGTGATTTAAATTTTTCTTTCAACTCTACCAACTCTTCCCAAGTTTGTTGCCACCCGAAATTAATGTTGCCTGCTTTGTGGAACTCATGCCATTCGATTCCGTACTTCTGTTTGAATTTTTTATAGTCGGTAATTATGTGTACCAAATCCCGCTCCATCGGTACACACTCGAGCTTCATAGATTTCGCCAACCTTGCGCACTTTTTTTGAATATCCAAAATTAGTCCATCCTTGATTGTGAGGTTGATTTGATTCCATTCTCGTTGAGAACTTTTGAGAACGCGCGAGCATACGATGACTTTCTTTCCATTGACTGGTTAAAGTCGCCAATCCAAATGTGGTATCCACCTTCCCATTCATTTTTGCGACCAATCCCTTCCTGCTTCAAAAAATTTACAAACTTGCCTCGGTTGGGCATCTTGACCCAAGCAAAACCACAAACACCTTCTTCCACAACTTCACGAACTTTTTCGCCATTGGAAACATAATTAACAACCATGGCTGTTGGGGTGCAGTTTTGTGCTGCTGTCATTCCTGCTGTGTGTGCTTCTAAATAAATTTGGCTTGGATTTTTCATTTTGTTCCTTTCTTAAATCTGACTAGTTATTTAGTCAGTAAAGTAATTATCTCTCTTTTATGACAGAAAGTCAAGCCTTCTGCCATATTTATTTTTGTTTTATTTTAGATATTCAGGTAAATCATTTCTGAACCAACCTGAAGTATCTGATAATTCTAAGACACCGAATCCTATGGCTTTTATGCAGTCAGCAACCATGCCCGACTCTTTAAAAAGATTCACTATTTTTCCTCGTGTGTTGACCTCAAACGACATTTGTAAATATAGCTCGTCTGTGTGTTCATCCACAGCCCACATCTCAAGGTGTGATGCTTTTGTACTTTCCTCAATTGTTATTGCGTAAGATTTTTCCGCACCATCAGTGTACCAAAGCAACTTCCACTCGATAGATTCAAGAGTCGTGGTTTTCTGTTTAATAACTACTTTTGGTTCGCTGCATGTATTCATTTTGTTTCCTTTCTAAAAAAGTTGGTAGGGGAGCCGGAGCTCCCCCGATGATTATATTAATTTAAGAGATATGTTGTTATTCGGTGTTGAGACAATCTCAAAAGTCTTGCCATGGAATTTAATTTTATCGCCGTGTTTTTGCATGAATGAATATTCTTGTGGGCGGTCATGGCTAGTAAGCATGCTTGAATTTTGGTTTGCCCAGTGAAGATCCTCACCACGTTCTTTTGCTTTTTCAACTGCCTCAAATGGGCATTGGCAATTATCAATCGCGTACTCAACAACACTGCCCAAAGTGTAGAAACGATGCAAAGTTCCGTGATTTCTTGACTCATATGCGATTGCAATAACATCACCGTCTTTGTACTCACCTTTGCCTTCAAAGATTTTGTGAGCTGGGCTTTCGTATTTTACTGTTCGTTGTGTCATTTTTATTTCCTTTCTCAGTTTTGGGAGACATTCCCAATACAGTTATTATCCCTCTTTTATGGCAGAAAGGCAACAATTATATCAGTTTTCTTTTCTTTTAAAATCAAATGCTTGCAATTAAATTTCATAATGCCTGAGTCCTCTTGGTCTGATTATGAACAGATTCTTGCGAGTTCTGGTCAGCGCAACGTACCAAACTCTGTTCTCCTCATCCCGATGTGAGTTCTCCCAACTCAATCTGCCCATGTCAGTCATCAACACAACATTGTCTGCTTCGCCACCTTTGGATTGATGGATTGTAGAAATGACAATGCGTGGCTCTGAGAAAAACCTTTCCCCATTGCGCAAACATGAACGCAGATACTCACGCTCCTCTGGTGGAATCTCTCTCAGCATTTGCATCCAGTCGTAACTTTTTGCAGCCTCTGGCAATCCTAAATCTTTCAGCAAATAACTGTCTTTCTTTTTTAACCTTGGTGGGTGCGAGAAAAATTGTATCATGCTCTTTGCCTCGTGCCGAGTGATGCTGGTGCCTGCTCGCAGTCTTTCCCAACTCGAGATTGCTCGGGTCTCTTCTGAGTCCAAAGAGTTTTTGCCGCCATAAGAATATCCATAGCCTTGCTGGCGAACTGATTTTTTATACCGACTCATTAAATACTTGCTCCGAGCCAAACACAACCAAGTCCCTCCTGAGGAGAAATCAATCTGTTGCTCATCAACAATGTACTCCACATAGCCTTTGTCGGTTCGTGGTGACCAAGGTTTAACATATCTGTTTTTAATTCGCTTCACAATATCAAGTGCCAAGTGGTGAACAGATGTCGGAATGCGGTAGCTTTGAGGCAGAACCACTCGGTTGCCTTTAAGGTTTAAAAACTTATTCACATCTGCCCCAGCCCAACCAAAAATCGCCTGATCATCATCCCCAGCAATGTAGACTTCCTTTGCGTTGGTTGCGGCTTTGATTGCCATTTTATATTGCAACGAACTCAAGTCCTGTGCCTCATCCAGTATGAATATGTCGATGTCGAGTTCTGAGCTGTAAGACTCAAGCATGTCGGTGAAGTCGTACAACCCTAGTTCTCTTTTGTACATCCGCAAAGAGTTGTCGTACTGGCGAACAGCATGAAGTGTTAAGTCGTTCACAGGTGAGAGGTGATACTGTTCTTCTGCTGAACGCAAACCAACACGAGCCAAACTCTCGATCCTCGAACACTTGTCCCCCAAACCGTCCCCAGTATGAATTCCCAAGTCCTCATCATAAATCCCTCGGAACTCAACACCGAGTGCTTTGCCGAGTTTTCGGTAATGGCTATTGGTCATGACCTCGTCTCTGCGCAATCCTAGTTCTTTAAATGCGAGTGAGTGCAGTGTACGGAAAAAAGGAAAACGTGCTTCCTCAAATCCGAACTGCTTCATTGCGCGTGATTGTGCCTCGTATGCAGCTTTGCGCGTGAATGCCAAGTATGCAATTTTTTCTGGCGGCACTCCACGAGCCAAAGCATCCTCAACAATTTTCAACAACGTTGTGGTTTTGCCTGTTCCTGGAGGTCCAAGTATTATTTGGACATTGCGCATCAAAAAGAATCTTGAAGATTAGACGGTATGTCGAGTTCGTCTGATTCGTCATAAAAGTCTGGAGCTGGCACTGACCAAACCTTCACAGGCTTTTTCTTTAAACGCCAAGATGCTCTGTCGCCACCCGACTCACGCAACCAACTCCAAACCTGATGTTGAGTTAAGTATCTGAAACGTCTTGCCTCTAAAAACAAAAACAAATCTTCTGAGCGGAAAAACATCTTGCCTGCTTCTTCGTCATAGTAAGGTTTGCCGTTCATTATTTCATCTTTGTGGCGTGCGCGAACTTTTCCTGTTAAAAATGAATCAAGGATTTTCTCAAACTGACCTTGTGGGGATGCATCGTCTGGGTCTTGAACAATCTCAACAGTTGTCAACAATTCATTTATGCGTTGCTCCCATTTTGGTCCAGCCATCTTTGATGGACACTTGTTGAGTTTTTCCATGCATATTTTTTGCAGCTGACCTTGGTCGAGGAGTTGTTGTGTTGTGACCTCGATGCGCTCACCTTGCATCTCTAAGTACCAACGCACAGAGCTTCTGTTTTCGGTTTCATACTTTGTGATTGAGTCGATCTGCATATTTGCACCACCTGAGAATCCACCAATCCCGAACTCTCGCTTCATGCACTTGGGCTTCTCGCAGTAGTTGCATATTGGGGATTGCTTGCAGGTGTAAGCATAATCTTTTTTGCTCACAGACTTTATCAATCCATTCACCTCGGAGCTCGGCAAAGAGTTTTCTATTTCATAATTAAACGCAAACAAGTCCTCTTGCCAGTCGTCTGGGTTCTTCTTCCGGAAATAAACTCCGACATTAAAAAGCGATATGTTGCGACTGCCCTCTGGGAATCCCATCGTCATGATGTGTTGTAGGCAAGGTGGTCCATCATCAAACTTGCTTGTCAGCTCTGGTTCAAATGTCTGGAGCTTTTCCCATGTTGTTCTTTTTTTCTCAGCAAGATTTAAAAACTTCTCGAGTGATAACTTCTTGCCTTTGTGTATTGCGTAGCGTTCGCTTTTGTCTCCATTCCAGTACGCGAGGTTTATCCAGTTGCCTCGGTCTTGCGCATTGGCTCGGCTGATTTGCTTTGGGAAAATCTCCGCACCTCCGTAACCAAGCGTAGCGGCAAACTCATTTAACTTGGCAACCATGTCGACAGCGGCAATCGGAGGGTCGCAAAATAAATACAAATGTGCACCGCCACTTTTAGAACGACACAACACCAATGGAGTTTTTTCTATTTTCTTTTCTAAATCATCCAAAGTTTCATTCAACTTAACATCACCACGGATGTCAATATCAATCGCACCAAAGCTGCACGAGTTGTCGTCGCGCAACATAATGATTCCGAGGATGTATTCTTTTCCGTTCAGGTGAGATTCAAAATGAAGCTGTGTTGGTCCCTCAGAGATTGTGATTGCTCTGCCTGCTTTTTTACCATCTGCCTCTGTGCGCTTCACGCTGTATTGTCCGTGGGCTTTTGTGTAGCCTTGGAACAAACTCATGAAACGTTTTACAATCGACTCTTCCATGCTGTAGCTTTCCTTTCTGAGAAAGTCGGGGAGCCGTAGCTCCCCTCTTTTTTTTAGAAGTCTTCTGAAGTTACCTCTGATTCTTCTTGCTTCACCTGCACTTCACCGTCTTTGATTTGTTGCATGAAAGCACGTGCTGCTAAGTAAATCTCTTTCCCTGCTGGGTGCTGCTGAATGATGCCTCCGCTGTTTGCGTCGTGCAACATTTTAATCGACCACCCGAACCAAGCACCTTGATCATTTTCTTGCGGCACAGTTGTGAGTTGGTACGCAGTCCAAAAAGCTGCTGCTGGAACTCGTTTGTCTTGGACTGGGATTGTGAGTCCTTGCATCATTGCATTCCACTGTCGAGCTTTTTTGCTTTGGCTCTTGGACATGCTGATTGAAGCTGGAGAGTACTCACCTTCTGCATTAATCACAAACACAAAAAACTCCGAGGTTGGGACAATCTCATTGCCTTCCGAGGTAATGTACTCGCCACGTGATCCACGCTCACAAGCCGTTAAGCATGCACTGCTCGGACCATGGTCAGCAACAAACCCACCTCTGTCGGCTTTCCACTCTAGATGTGCTTTGCGGAAACTGATCGGCACGACTGTGATACCTGTTGCACCGTCCACAACAACATCCGCCACATTGTTTAAAATTGAACCTTGCTCGGCACCTTCGATGTAAGCACCATCGCGCTTGTTGACTTGGGGGCTGAGTGCTTGCAGGATACTCAAGCGCGGAATCATGATATCGTCTTTTGTGACATTCTCCAATCCCAACCCAGCGTCTGCGAGCAGTACTGATTCATCGAATGCTGCTAACTCTGTGCTACCTTTTTTTGCTACTTCTTTTTTAGCCATAATGTTTTACCTTTTTTTAATGTTGGCACGCCTGCCAGTGAATACGCGGAAAAGTTCCATCGGTATGTCCTTGCCCTCTTCAATGCGCTCTTTCATAAAACCATTAAGAGTTTGAGGATGCACGGATGTTGCTTGCTTGTAGTTCAGGTTGTTGCCTTGGAGTTGTTCTGTGAAGTTCTTACAGTCTTGCTCCTCGCCACGCCCAAACTTAACCTCAACTGCGCTTTTAATTAAGTCGCCACCACCATTGTCACGCAACCAATTAAAACACTGCTGTTGCAGCACTACCAGTTCCGCACGCACGCTTTCCTCTTTGGCACGTTCGATTGCACCTGCCGAGGGGATTGAGGCTTGGATGATGGGCTTGATCTCGATTGCACTGCCGTCTGTTAATTCAAACGACCTCACATTGAGCTCTTGCATCATGTCTGGTATATCACGTTCTGCCAACATTCTGAGATTCTGCTTTTTTTGCTTCAATGACTCCTCGTCACGCTCTATCTCATTTTCAAGATAAACCATCTTCTGAGCCAGTTCCGCTAACGCACCTATTTCTTCATTGGATGCTGGTGCTACATCCGCGAGCAGATCTATTGCATCTTGCATATATTTCCTTTCTTATTTGCGGAGTTCAAGAGCCACAGGCATGTACCAACCTTTGCGCCTGTCACGCTCACCTTCCTCCATGTTGCGCTCCCATCGGAGCACTCTCACTGTTGGGGCTTTTTCAGAGGCAATCATACAACAGATCATCACCGCGATTGGATCCCCACCTCCTGGCCAGAGGAGATAATCCTCCGAGCTGAAGTCTTTCATAATCTCACGTGCTTTGCGGATGCTTGGGGCTGGCACAAACTGGGGTTGGTCGTTTGGTTCGAACACAACCTCAAGTGCACCATAACGTGTGGCATCGGACAAATCAGGTGTCCAACCGAACTTGTTTCGGGTGGGTCGATTCACTACATAAACTTTTGGCACTTTCTGTCCTTTCTCATTTGTTGAAGATTTATTATGCCTGAACGCGGAACAAAAAGAAACAAAAACTTTACCACCCGAAACCAAAGAACCCAGTCTTTGCGGTTTCGGTTGTTTTTGGACCCGTCCTTGAAAAATTGAATGTTATTATAAGGGAGAGAAATCACAACAAAAAAATAAATTAAAATTTCAGAGAATTTGTGGTTTCTGGCTTCGTTTGGTTGTTTTGTTTAATGCAATCAAATACTTAAAGACGAATCCAAAGTAAAACCTAAACAGAAACGTTACCCAGTGTTTGGTTTCGTTTTATTGTAAGCAGTTGATTTAACACAGAAAGAAAAGTTCGAAAGTTGTTGCCTTAACTGCCAAAAAGAGGGATAATAACTGCATTGGGAAATAGTTCCCGAAACTGAGAAAGGAAACAAAATGACATTAGTTAACGTTTATCAAAAACACGACAGACAAGAAAAATTTGAGCTTGTTGCAACTGTGGATGTTCCAACTCTTAACAATGACGTTGCACTCAATGACGCTTACGCAATGACCCAAAACATTGATCGTGGTTGGTACGAGAGCGACAACATCACGAATCATTTCTCTGGTGAGGGTTGCCGTTCGACTTCTGTTGGTGATTTAATTCAAACCGGAAAAGGATTCTTCCGAGTTGACTCTTGCGGATTCTCCGAGGTTGATTTTGATGGTGTGGGATTTCATTGGAAGGACGGCACAATAACACTTTTGGAAACAGAGGAGGCTTAATATGAAAGTTAAAGATAAAAAATCAAAAGTTCATTCCATCAGCAGAGGCTGGGAGAAAGCTCTTAAAAAAAGAGGCAACAAGAAGCAAAGACAGTTTGATAGAAAAATGATCTCAAGAGGAGAATATTAAAATGGAAACCTTATATCCAAACATGACTGAGAAACAGCAGAAAATCTTTGAAAAAAATTGGATTAAAACTTGGGCGATTAGTCTAGAAGAAAATTGTGAGATGTCTGAAAATGATGCACTTAGCGCTGCAAAAGCTGACTTTATAAAATGGGAAAATCAAGAGGGCTGGTTGTCCTCTTTCTAATAACAACAAGGAGAATATTAAAATGATAATACGAGCATTAATTAATTTTGGATTGTTTTTGGTTGTGGCGTTATTTTTTGCAGTTGTCTTGGTTGAGTGGGCTGTTGGTTGTGGTGAAGCGATATACTTGGCTGATGGGACTTGGATAACTGGTGAGTGTGTTTTCTCAGATAATGAAATAAAAACTGGGAGGTGGCGTCCTGAGATATAATTAAATCTTACTTCCTTCTGCCCAGCTGAAATGCTGGGCTTTTTTTATTTTTAAAAATAAGACATAATAACTCCAGTTTTAAAACAGTTGACCACTGAACAGAAAGGTTCGCAACGTAAAAATATGCCGACAGAGAACAAAAAACGAATTGGCAGACCGCCAAAGCAAAAAAAAGAACAAACAATTGTGCAACGTCCGGTGAAAGATGGTCGTCCTGTTAATCCGGAGACTTGGGAAGGAAGATTCCAATCGGTTGAGCCCATGGACGTTCAAAAGCCAGCAAGACGCAAACGCTACAAATGGAACCATCACACAACGATTAATTGGATCATGGGTCAGGCTGATCCGGTGGGATTCCTTGCGTCGGTTATGCAAGGCAAAGAAATGTTCCCAGTTTATACAAAAGACGCAGAAGGCATTGCAACAAAGTCTGGTAAAATTTCCGCAGACCCAGAGCTGAGAGTTCTGGCGGCAAAGACTCTGTTGGGCAAATGCGTGCCAGATTTAAAAGCTGTAGAAATAAAAGCACAAGTAGAGCAAACAAGAGTTTTAGACATTAACCGGATAACAAATGACGACCTCAACACAATTGAACGAGTTCTTGAACACGCTGTCATTGAAGGAAGTGAGAGCGGAGAAGATGAGGAGATCGTTGAAGGAATTTACCAAGAAGTCTTGGGGAACGATTGAGCCAGGACGTGAGTTTAACGACAACTGGCACATAGACGCAATCAGCGAACATTTGCAGGCTGTTGTTGAAGGTAAAATCCGGAGACTGATTATCAACATCCCACCTCGGCACATGAAGTCGATATCGGTGGCAGTGGCTTTGCCAGCATGGACATGGACCATCCAACCCGAAAAACGTTTTTTGTTTGCATCTTACGCGAGCTCTCTTTCCATCCGAGATTCAGTTAAATGCAGGAGATTGATTGATTCATCTTGGTATCGGGATCACTTCGGAGATACTTTTGAATTAACCGGAGACCAAAACCAAAAGCAACGTTTTGAGAACAACAGAACAGGGCAAAGAATTGCAACTTCTGTGGATGGGGCATTGACAGGAGAGGGTGGAGATATAATTGTGATTGACGACCCTCACAATGTTCGGGAAGCAGAGTCTTCAACTGTCCGGCAGGGAGTTTTGGATTGGTGGGACCAAGCAATGCAATCCCGACTCAATGATCCGAAGACAGGTGCTTTCATAATCATAATGCAGAGAGTTCATGAGCAAGACCTTACTGGGCACATACTTGCAAACGAGCTCGGTCAAGACTGGGATCACCTTTGCCTTCCTGCACGTTATGAGATTGGACACCCGACTCATACTCATTCTTCGCTTGGCTTCACAGACCCGAGGACTGAGGAAGGTGAGTTGCTTTGGCCAGCGAGGATTGATGAAGTTACACTTTCTCAGCTCGAAAGGTCTTTGGGAACTTATGCTTCTGCTGGTCAGTTACAGCAACGCCCAATGCCAAAAGGTGGCGGCATATTAAAAGCTGAATGGTGGGTGCCATGGGAGCGACAAAAGTTACCGGAAATTGAATATGTCATACAATCTTGGGATACTGCTTTTAGCACAAAAGAAAAAAGTTCTTACTCTGCACGCACAACATGGGGTGTTTTCCGACGCAACGGACAAATGAACGCGATGGTTCTGGAGATGTGGTATGACAGAGTTACTTATCCGGAGTTGAGGAGGATTGCTCAAGAGGCGTATAATTCGTATGAACCAGACGCGGTGCTTATAGAAAAAAAGGCATCTGGCCAAAGTCTGATACAGGACTTGAGGGTTGCAGGTGTTCCGGTGATTGAATACTCACCAGACCGCGACAAAGAAGCACGAGCACATGCCAGTTCAGCTTTGCTGGAAGACGGCAGAATTTACTATCCATCAGATAAAAATTGGGCGAAAGATTTAATTGACACTTGTGCAGCCTTTCCAGCAACGGAAAATGACGATATAGTTGATACTTGCACGCAAGCATGGTTAAGACTGCGCAAAGGTTGGTTCGTCACTCATTCGGAAGATTATGATGACGACAGTTATGAATCACCCAGAAAGAGGGTAACAATGTATGGCTGAAGAAAAAGTAATTCCCTTCGCAGAAGGTGCACCACCAGACGAGCTTCAAATTGAAAATTTACCAGACGGTGATGTTCTTATCGGAGATCCTGCTTTGGACGAGACTCCAGAAGAGCAAACTGTTTTTGATCAAAACTTGGCAGAGGTTATTGACCAACGTCAACTTGACCGCAAAGCCTCAGAACTTGTTGGTTATTACGAATCAGACAAGTCTGCTCGCTCACAGTGGGAGCAAAGATACAAACAGGGTCTTAAAACTTTAGACCCAGACGGTGGTCTTGAAGAATCAGAAGAGGAAAGAGCAAGCAGAGGATTAAGCACAGTTGTTCATCCTATGATCGCAGAAGCTGCAACGCAGTTTAACGCAAGAGCCATAACCGAGTTGTATCCTTCTGGTGGTCCTGTTAAAACGACAATTATCGGTGAACCGAACGAAGAAACTGAAGAGCAAGCTCGTAGAGTTCGTGAGTTCATGAATTATCAGATCACTCAGCAGATGCCGGAGTATTTCCCTGAGCTCGATCAAATGTTGTTCCAGCTACCACTTGTTGGTCAGACATTTAAGAAAGTTTGGTGGGATCCGAATCTCGATCGCCAATGTTCTCAATTTGTTAACGCAGAAGATTTTGTTGTTGCTCCTGAGAGCAAAGACCTTTACACTTCGCCACGTTATTCACAGGTGATAAGAATGCCGCGCAACGACTTCAACAAATACGTTGAGTCGGGTTGGTATAAGTCTATTGAATATTCAGGTGGTGATGTTGATCCCTCAGGCTCCACAACTGAAGACATTGAAGGTGTTAATCCTTACCAAGACGATTCCCAAGATGAAGTGATGACATTGCTTGAGATGCACGTTTATGAAACATTCTCTGGTATTGATGGGATCTCAGAAGATGATGACGAGGACGACGAGAGTGATGTTGTCGCATTTCCTTATGTTATCACAATCGACTACGACTCTCAGAAAGTTGTTTCTGTACGCAGAAACTGGTACGAAGATGACGAGGACAAAGACCGCAGGAACTGGTTTGTGAGTTATAAGTTCTTGCCAGGAGTTGGGTTTTATGGCTTTGGACTTTATCACCTGATTGGTGGTTTGGGCAAGGCTGCAACAGGAGCTCTGAGAGCACTTTTGGATTCAGCTGCATTCTCAAACATGCAAGGTGGCTTTAAATTAAAAGGCAGAGTGAGTGGTGGTGAGATTGACATAAATCCTGGAGAGTTTGTTGATCTGGACTCGACAGTTGATGATGTTAACAAAGCAATCATGCCTCTCCCATTTAAAGAACCATCCAGTGCTTTATTTAATTTGCTCGGATTTATTGTTGATGCTGGTCGCCGGTTTGCAAGCACTGCAGATTTAAATGTTGGTGATGTTAATCCGAACGCACCAGTCGGTTCAACGGTTGCTCTGATTGAGCAGGGATCAAAATCATTCTCCGCAATCCACAAACGACTTCATTACTCGCAAGGTCAAGAGTTCAAGATGCTCGCAAAGCTGAACGAACTTTACTTGCCAGATTCGTTTCAGTTCGCAGTCGCAGGTGCTTCGGAAACGGTTTATGCTGCTGACTTTAATGAACGCATAGATATTGTCCCAGTCAGCGACCCGAACATTTTCAGCACTGCACAAAGAATTGCACAAGCACAAGCGATTCTGCAAATGGCACAATCCGCACCTCAGTTGCATGATATGTACGAAGCTTACAAACGTATGTACGAAGCGATCCGGATTCCTGGGATTGATGAGATTTTGAAAAAGCCAGAAACAGCTCCTAGGTTGGATCCGATTGATGAGAATATGTCAGTCATGTACGGCAAACCAATCCGTGCTTTTCCTGAGCAAGATCATGACGCGCACATCGCTGTTCACATGCAGTTTTTACAAGATCCGAGTCTGGCAGGAAATCCAGGAGCAAAAGCACTTCAGCCAGTTTTGATCGCACACATTGCCGAGCACGTTGCGTTGCTTTACAGAAACCGAATGCAATCCAGCATCGCTGTTCCGCTACCAGATGTTCCTGATTTAAGAGACAAAGACTTTAAATTTGAGGATATTGATCCGAGGGCAGACATGATAATCAGCCAACGAGCTGCACAAGTCGTTCAGCAAGCACCTCAGATGCAAGCAATTCAGTCATTAAGACAAGGTCAACAGCAAGGTCAACAGAATCCTTTGGACTATGCCAAGCAGTTGGCAGAATTAGAGGCACAAGCACTTCAAGCCAAAACACAGGCTGAAATTCAAGTCGACCAAGCCAAAGCTCAGTCTGATATGCAGATTGACCAAGCCAAAGCTGCACAGAACATTCAAATTCAACAAGTTAAACTCGAAGCAGATCTCCAAGCAAAAATTGCTAAACTGGAGGCTGATTTGCAGATTGAGCGAGAGAAAAACGCAATAAAAATTCAACAGGAGATTATAAATGGCAGAAACAATTGATGAGATGATGGCGCGAGTTACTGCGCTCCAGCAACCTGTCAATCCTTCAGAGTTCAGCGGAGCACTGGGAGGAATTGGTTCTCAGGAATTAGGGATGATGGCACAGTCCGCACCGATGGGTACTGATGAGCAAAGCATGATGGAGTATTTAATGCGCAAAGTTGAAGAGATAAAATCAGGGCTGAAAGATTCTGGTTCTCAAGATGCGATGCAAAATTACATGGCCAATCTCCGAGGACAAGGACAAATTTCAAACCCAGAACTAGAAGCTATGATGAGATCAAGACAAATCAACCAACCAATGCCGCCAGCACAAGGTCAAATTTCAAACCCAGAGCTGGATGCTATGATGAAATCGAGAGGAAGATAAAATGGAAATTAATGTAGACAACATGGAGCAAAACGCAGAGCTGTTCATGGAAAAGATGGGCTTTGCTCACGACAGCGCAGGATTGGACATGACTGATGACCAGTTGGTGAATTTTCTTTTAATTTGCCAGCAGATGGAGTATGGGATTGGAGAAGAGTCAGAAGATGATATGGAAGAAGATGGAGTCAAAGTCAAAGTCATAAAAGTCAAAGGTGGCGACATGAGCTCGATCATGGATGAAGTTTTAGGGCATGGCGGTCCAGAGATGGAGTATTAAAATCATCAATGCCAGTTCGTAAAGTAAAAGGTGGTTACCAGTGGGGAGAAAGAGGGAAAGTATACAAAACTCGTGCCCTTGCGGAGCGACAAGCACGTGCAGCTTATGCTTCTGGGTACACAGGAAACAAAAAGGTGAAAAAGAATGCAAAAGCGTAAATTTGCAAAACAACCAAAAACCAAAGGTGGGGTAAACAAAAGCTATGTGCGAGGGGCAAAAAATCCAAAAGCACAAGAGGCTGAAATAAAAAGTACCGCAAAGAAGTACAAAGAGGGTAAACTTACCAAAGCGGATATGGACAGGATAGCTAAGAAAAGGTCTAAAAATGTCACAAAAAAGTACAAAAAAGCCAGCGAAACCCGCAAAAAAAGACTCGCCTAAAGGTGGTAGTTCTTTAAATACTGCGATTGATAAATACAGCAAATCTTCAGGCATCTCCAAAGACAAACTCCGGAAAGTCGCAAAGCGCGGCATGGGTGCTTTTTATTCCTCCGGCTCAAAGCCAGGACAAACACCAACATCATGGGCGATTGGTCGGGTCAGATCTTTTGCAACTGGCAAAGGTGGTGCTCGCAAAGCAGATGCGGATATTTTAAAAGGTAAAAAGAAAAAATCAGGAGAAACGAAACGTGGCTAAAAGTGTAAAACATTTTTTCCGAGACGGAACTGAACACGAAGGTGCAACTCACAAAGATGCGAAAGGTAGAATTATGTCTGGTAAAACTCATACATCATCTAGTAAATATCTTGTTCACAAAAAAGATTTATCAGAGCGTGCAAAAGCGAAAGCGAGGAAATCTTAATGGCAGGAGCTAAAATAGTAAAAGGTGTCCTCAGCAAACTTGTTGATAATGTAGTCCCAAAGGTTGACACTGCCGCGAGGCTTTCCGATGCCCCGATGCTGTCAAGAAGACTGATGGTTCAGGACGCAAATAAACAAGCAATGTCTGGTCAAGGTGGGGATTATTATTTCGGTCATCTGCTTGATGATCCTGATTTCAAATTAATTGATGATCAGCTTGATATTGTGAGTCAAGAACATCAATACAGAATGGATCCTGATTTTTACGACGAAAACCGCATAGATGTCACAGACATACTCCCAGAGACTGATACAAAAGATCAAGCAATGGGAGAAGCATTCCTTCATTATTTCTCAGATGGGAAACACCAAAATTATGGAGAATTTTTTCCATCTATATATGAAAGTCTAGAAAATCTCAAAAATAAATTTAACATCAGCAGCAAAAACATGGCCAAACTTCTTGAAGACTCAGGATATGGACCTAAAACAAATGTTTATGCCAATCTTGACAATTTAGATTTTGGGAAAGACCATGACACTGATAGGGTTGTAAAATTCATATCTGAAACTAAAAAAGGGTTGGAAAAATCATTTTGGGATTACAAAACAAAACACACCAACAGCACAATGGACCTAATAAATTTTAAAAAATTGTATGATGATATTAAAAAATAATGGCTGAGTACAAAGGACGCAAAGTAACTCTTAACAAGCCACGCAGAATAGCCAAAGGTGAAACATCTTACGGCAAAAAGAAGTCTGTTGTTTACGTTAAGGATGGTGATCGGGTTAAACGAGTCACATTTGGGGATCCTAACATGAGGATCAAAAAGAATCAGCCAGGACGCAGAAGCAATTTCCGCTCACGTCACAATTGCGAAACTCCTGGACCTAAAACAAAAGCACGGTATTGGTCGTGCAAAGCGTGGTGATATAATATGGCGGCTGGCAAATTAATATCAGGAGCAGCAAAATTTATAAAAAAGAAGCTAGGAGCACTTCCTTCAGACAATGAAGTAGATGTCTCGAGAAGAGATTTCCTTAAAAGAGGAACAGCAGCTCCAGCTGGAGGACTTGTCTCTTTGGGAGCAGCAGCTTTGGCGACAAAAAGTTTAAGGAAGCTGTTCGCAGAAGGTAAATTTGATGAAATTATTTCTGATATAAACAATAAATTTGACACATCAACGGCAAACAAAAATGATGATACTATTCCCCTCGGTCAAATGACTAGAGAAATGTTTAGTGATGATGTTGATTATGTTAATTTTATCAGAGAGTCTGGTTTAGTTGATAATATTTCAGGATATAAAAATTTAGACGAATTTTTAGATGAATTTTATGAAGCTGGGGATGATGGATCTGTCATCGCTAATGGTCTGCAAAACTACTTGGACAATCAAGGCTCTCGATTCCAACAAGACGTTTTCACAAATGAATATGACCTTTCGAACTATGTGAAAGATGAAATAAAAGCTCCGCTTTTAAAAAATAAAATATTGAAAATTCAACCAGAATTAATAGAAGACCCAGAATTAGACAAATTAACACGACAATTGGTTGATTAATTAATCTTATCATTAGGCAAGTTATAATGGCAAAAGCATCAATTAAAAAAGTAGCAAACGCAGAGATCCGCGCAGCAAAGAGTTTCTTGGAGCGCAGAGGATTAAAAACCGAGGACTTGAGTCCTAAAAAATTCGCCATGGCAGCAAAAGAACTCGACAAAGGATTTAAAGAAACTTTGGAGATTTTAGCAGAACAACTTTCCGGAGGTCAGGTGTGAATAATAATCTTGTCAATTTCCTTTTCTCTTTAGGGATGAAAGCAGAAGCAATCGAGGATCAACTCGGCATTAAATTGCAAAACGAAGACCAGCAATACGAACCAACAAGTTACAGCTTTGGTGCTTTGGACTTTACACCAAGCATAGACGCAAATGTGGGAGTTGGCGGAGCAGAGTCCCGAGACGTTGTCCAGAGGCAAACACAAGGCGGTGGCCGATTGGGTGGTTCAGTGAACCTACCGAGTGGAACATCTTTCGGAGGAGGAGTTTCCGGAAGTTACTACCGAGGCAAAGAAAATTTCTCTCCTAGGTTGCAAGAGTTCGGTGAGCCAGCTTCTGTGACTTATGGACCGAGTGGGATGGTTAACAGTTATGATGCTTTTGTTAATTTACCGAGTGGAGTTAACATAAGTGGGTCTTACCAACCACAAACTGATGATTACAACATTATGGCTAGGATAAAGAAAGAGTTCTGATGGCAGTTAAACCTAATGACGATTTTGAGAAATACGGTGATCTTAAAACTTTTGAACCATCTTTGAGGCAAGAGCACTCGGATGTGATTGCTGATTATCTTGAGAGCATGGGCGTTGCTTCTACGCCACAAACTGCCCGAGACATGGCAGAAGGTTTAACAGGCTCAAATAATCCCAGTTATGGGTTTGCTGATATGATGGGTGTTGCAGACTTCACTCCTGCAGGTTTGATTTATGCTGCTGATGAGGTTAAAACAGGATATGAGCAAGCAGAAAAAGCTACAGATTATATTATACCAACCCTTGTTGCAGGAGTCTCTGCTTTAGAGGCATACCCATTGACGAGAGCATTAACAACACCTGTTAAGAGATTCATACAAAACCTAGGAAATAAATCAAAAAACCTGCCGACAGATGTCGGGAGAAGAGATGCGGTTAAAAGAATTGCTATTGGTGCAGGAGCTGCTTCACTCCCAGGAGCAGGAGCTTTAAAACTTTTAGATGTTCCGACGAGCCCTAGCCCAAAAGTCGTAGAAAACATTGCTCCTGTTGTGAAAAAAATAACAGCAGAACTTCCAAAAAATTACTTTGATCTTAGCTCTTTCAAAATAGCTGAGAAAAACATAAATTTTCAAGTAGGTAGTGAAAATTATCGCTCATTTATTTCAGATTTGGATCCAGAGGATTTGCTAGATTTAAACTTGCCTAATGATGTTGCAAAAGCCACTGATGAGCAAATTGAAGAAGTTGGGGAAATGATTAATGAAGGAGGTGGGTTGGATTCAGCAGAAATGTTTTTAAATGATGCAGATGATGTCAAAGATTATTTAGATGGCGAAATAGATCTTGATGATGTTAATACAGGAGGTGTTGCTCACGACATGTTAACACAGCTTAAAGACGAGTACAATTTATCTAAAAGCGAGATAAAAGAGTATTTGAAAAAAAATAATCTGCTGACGGAGGACTTGCCGCCAGCTGGAATGAAATTCTGATTGAAAAATAATATGAGGTAGCGAGATGGCCGCAGGAAAAGCAATAAAAGCTATTGGGGAAGAGGTTGTAGAGTTTATAGATAATCTTTTGACCAAGCAAAGTAAAAATTTCGAAACCAATAAGTTAAAGGCTGGCGAAGATCTTGATCCGAGTCAGAGTTTCCGACCAGACCGAGACTCGCTTGATTATGCTGTTGAGGAGATGGGTGACCCGATTAATGCATTTTTACAACAACCTGCGCAAGATGTTCAAAGGAGTGTTGATTTTTTTGACCCTAATGCGATTCAAACATTAGCAATGCAGAGTAAAAAGAATGATTACTATGGTGATGCTGCAAATTACCAAGAAGCCCACATGGCGATGGTTACTCCCAAAACGCACAGATTACTCAATCCACCTTTGTACTCAGACAATCCTGAAGCTCTGAAAAAAATGTATCCTAAAATGGATCCTGATGTAATAGATGAGCAAGCATCAATAAGTCTTGGTAAGATAAAATACCTCGAAGAGCTTTTTAAAAACAAAGAAATTCCAAAAGGAACAAACATTTTTGATGCCAGCGGAGGCAAGTCATACAAAGATTATTCAAGAGGGCAATATCAAGGAGTTGCCGAAAACCCAATGATCACAGTTAAGCTCGATGAAGATGGGTCTCTACGAGTGGTTGCGCATGAAAGCCGTCACAGGTCGAGAGCTCTTGAAAATTTAGGTTTTGGAGATCAGCCATATTTAACAGAGCTTAGAAATGCGAGCGCAGAAGAGATTAATCTTAAAGATCTGCCGCCAGACACTCCTGTTTATAATGATGTTGGAATACGTAATTATGATCGTCCTGGTCCTGAGAAGATGGGAACTCTCGGAGACCTTTTAAAAATTGTTTACGGAGTTGCTCCAGTGGCTGGTGCATTGCCAGCTGTTGAGCGGTATATTGATGAGTCTAGGATGGTCATGCCATGATCAACCGAAGCTCTTTTTCTTCATTAATGTCAAAAGGAGACAAAAACATGTACGGGAAAAAGAAGAAGAAGAAGAAAAAGGAAGAGACAAGAACTGCAAGAACTGCAAGAAGACCTAAAAAGAGAACATACGGTTAATGAGTGATTCTAAAAAGATCACTTGGGAAGAGCAAAACGTTGTTAACGTTTTTGTTAAAGGCATTTCAATGCAAACTGAAACAGGGTTAAAAGAAAATGACAGTGACAGATCTGCTGAGCCTAATCAAAAACAATCTCAGGAAAGAGAAAACAGCGATAGCGAATAATATGGTTGAAGGTCGTATGAGCGACTTTGAATCGTATTCTCGAAACGTCGGTTTTGCTGAAGGGCTGGAAACAGCCTGTGAGCTGATTGACGAAACTTTAAAGCAACTAGACGAAAAGGATGAATAAACATGTCTCATCAGCATGAAGAAGAAGTAAAAGAATTAAGCCCAGAGGAATATCCAAAACCAATGGGTTGGAAAGTTTTAGTCAAACCTAACGAAGCCAAAACAAAAACCAAAGGTGGGATTCTGCTCGCAAACATAAGTCAAGACAACGAGCAATATCTTATAGCCCATGGTCATATTTTGTCTATTGGGGATTTGGCTTACAGAGATCGCGACTCAGGTCAGGCTTGGAAAGGCTCTTGGCCAAATGTCGGTAGCCGAGTTACTTATGGCAAGTATGCCGGACAGAAGCTCGTAATTAACGGAGTTAAAATGTTGTTGTTGAATGATGATGAAGTAACATCTATCCTTCCTAACGATGCCATTATAACTTCATACGTCGAATAGGCGCAACCATGGAGGACGCCAACCATGTCACAAGATGATATTTTAGCAGAATTGGAAGCTGAAGTCCAGCAAGCCAAAACACAAGCAGGTGAAGAGCCTGAAGAATCTTTGGAGATCGAATTAGAGCCAGAAGCAAAGGAGCCTGTTGAGGAGCCTGAGCAGAAAGCTGATCCTGAGGAATATAGTAAAAAAGTTCAAAACAGAATTAAAAAACTTGTTGAACAAAGAAGGAAAGCAGAGTTGCAAACTGCAGAGCAGCAAGAAGAAGTTGCTCAGCTAAAATCTAGGCTCGCACGATTGGAGCAAGGTAGTAGCCAACGAGCTGAAAACGACTTCAACACACGTTATCAGCAGACCAAAGCAGCACTCGCAAAATCAGTTGAAGAAGGCGATACGAATGCACAGCTTGAATTCACTGAACAAATAGCAGACATGAGAGCTGCTATGAGGATTGCAGAGCTTCAAAAAATGCAGCGTCAACAAGAAACAGTCTCCCCGACAGTTGGTCGTGCTCAACAGCAAGTCCAAACTCCAGCTCCTCAAAGGGCAATGGACTGGTGGGAGAAGAATCGTTGGTTTAAAGCCTCAGGATATGAAAGGGAAACTGAGCTCGCTAGGAGCATAGATGCCCAATTGGATCTTGAAGGTTATGACAAAGATTCTGCAGAATATTACGAAATACTTAATAATCGTTTACAAAAAATCTTTCCCGAGTTAAAATCAGGGTCAGAAGAACCTAAAAGTCCTAGAGGAAAAAGCAGAGCACCTGTCGCCCCAACTGCTGGCGGATCTGGAGTTTATAAGGGGAATCGAGTCAAAATGTCACAAGATCAGTTGAGAATGGCAAGGGAACTTGGAATTCAAGACGAGAAAAGCCTTAAATTATATGCCGAAGAAGTTCGTCGGCAAAATAGGAGTTAAACATGACTGAAAAAAGAAATGTGCGTGCACAAGAGACTCGTTCCAACAAACGTGCTGAAGAGGCTAGACCAGACACAGCATGGAAACCACCATCACTGTTAGACGCACCCGAACCCAGAGATGGGATGGTCCAACGGTGGATAGCTACCTCGATTCAGGGTAAGGAAAATCCAGACAACGTGTACAAACGTATGCGGGCTGGCTGGAACCCTCGCCCTGCTGATACTGTGAAAGATAAGAGATACCCAACTATTAATCATGGGCAGTGGGCAGGATCGATAGGAATTGAAGGCATGATCTTATGTGAAATGCCACGAGACAGATTTAAATCTATGAAAGATTACATGCATGATCGTAACGTAGAGCAGAATCAGTCAATTCCTGGAGAACTTGATGCGATGGCAAGATCTGGGGGCATTCCGATTCAACAGAATCGGGAAACAACAAGTAGTCGGGGTCGCGACATTAATGTCATGGCTGACGATTAACTGCTAATTTTTTTTAAGGAGTAGCGAAAATGGCAAATGCAGATGCAGCCTTTGGGTTCGTCCCACTTCGCCACATGAGCGGTAATGCACCTCGTTCAAACAAATACACTATTACTTCTGGACTTGCAGAGAATATTTTCACTGGTGACGCTGTTATTATGGCTGCCGATGGAACTCTTCAGCCTGCAGCAGCAACTGAAGTAAATATTATTGGTGTATTTGGAGGATGTTCATACACTGCAAGTGATGGCTCTTATATTTACAGTGAATACTGGCCAACAGGAACAGTAGCAACAGACATCATCGCTTATGTGTATGATGATCCGTATATTGTTTACAAGGCACAGTCCGCAGGAACTACTGCCCAAACAAACATCGGCAACTGTGCTGATATTGTAGCTGGTGCAGGTTCTACAACAACAGGAACGTCTGGTTTTGAAATTTCAGGAACTATGGCAGCTGGCACAGCTCAAACTAAAATCGTTGCACTTTATGATGCACCGGAAAATAGTTTTGGCGCCAATGCTGTTATGGAAGTGCTCATTAATGAGCATGTCTTGAAGCAGACAGCCGGAATCTAAGGAGGATTTAAAAAATGGCAATGAATAGAGCGCAATTTGCGAAAATGCTCGAGCCAGGACTAAACACCCTCTTTGGCTTAGAGTACGATAGTTATCCACCTGAGTGGAATTCAGTTTTCTCAACAAGCTCTTCTCAAAAAGCATTTGAAGAAGATGTTCTGTTGGAAGGCTTTGGTAATGCACCAGTAAAAGCTGAAGGGTCTGCAGTATCTTACGATGCCGCATCTCAACAGTGGACTGCACGTTACCAGCATGAGACGATTGCTTTGGCTTTCAGTATTACTGAAGAAGCTGAAGAGGATGGTCTTTATGGTTCGATCGCTTCTCGTTACACAAAAGCACTAGCACGCTCAATGGCTTCCACAAAGGAAATCAAAGCTGCTAATGTTTTGAACAATGCTTTTGCAGGTTCAGGTGTAACTGGTGGGGATGGAGTTACTTTGTGCGCGACTAACCATCCGACTAGGAATGGCAATCAGTCAAACACATTAGCAACTGCAGCAGACCTTTCAGAGACTTCTTTGGAGCAAATGCTTATCCAAATCGCTGATATGAAAGATGATCGTGGTTTGAGAATTGCAGCACAAGGGCAAATGTTGGTTATCCCAACTGCTTACAGTTTTGTTGCAGAGCGATTGCTTGAGTCTCAGTTAAGAACTGGAACAGCTGACAACGACATTAACGCGATCCGGCATGGTGGTTATCTACCTCAAGGTTATCATGTTATGCGTCGTTTGACCGATTCAGATGCATTCTTCCTAGTGACGGATGTTCCTGATGGTCTTAAGCACTTCCAGCGTTCACCGCTTAAGAAGGGCATGGAAGGCGATTTTGAAACTGGCAATGTCCGCTATAAAGTACGCGAGCGATATTCGTTCGGGTTTACTGACTGGCGTGGTGTGTTCGGTTCCGAAGGAGCTTAATCCACAAGTGTTAGGGGGAGAGCCTAGCTCTCCCCATTCTTAAATCCTGACTGCTTAGGCAGGCATTAAAAAAGACAGGAAAATATCATGGCTAGAACAACTTTCTCAGGTCCAGTAAGAGTAGGAAAAGCTCAACAGACCAGCAATCCAGAAGTAGCAGGAGCAGTAAGTCTTGTTGCAACAGCACACATGGCAGACCCAACAGCAGCAACCACAACAGTTCTCCGAAGAGGATCAGCTGCAACAGGAAACTCTGCGCTTGCATTAATACTTCCTAAAAACGCGATAATAACTAACATTGAAGCTGAGGCTGATGCCACAGGTGGTACAAATCCTACATTTGATCTGGGTTGGATTGAAGTCAAAAGCGACTCTCCAGCATCAGATACTGATGGAATCATTGATAATGGTGATGCTGATGCAGGACATACAGTATTCAATTTTGCTACTGCCACAGTCGGTGACGAATTTGGTTTCGTGATGAGTACAAGTTACCCAGTAAAAATTACTGGTGGCGTAGGTGCTGCAGCTGCAACAGGCGGCAGTTTAACATTCCGCATTCACTACCATGTATACGACCCATCATTCGGGACTGATGGTAGTAGCTCATAAGGGGGATTAGATGGCTGATATCGTAAGCACAACTACGATAGCCGACAATCCTCGGGAGGCTGTGTTCGCTTTTCAGTATCAATTTGTAGATACAGGAAATGAGAGCGCAGTCACCAAAATTGATGTTTCTGCTCTTTCGCCTAGCTCAGATGGTGAGCCTTGTGTTGGAGTCAGAATCATTGAGGGTTGGTGGGTTATAAAAAGCATGACTGTCAGGATACTTGCTGCTGCTGATGTTAATATTATCATGATGAATATTGGTGATGATGATATTGGCTATCATGATTTTACAAAATTCGGCGGTTTACCTTCAACTAAGTCTTATGGCACAAACCCAACAGGAGATATAAAATTCTCAACAGATGGCTCAGGTGCTGTCGGAGATTCTTATCAGGTCGTGTTAAGGGTTGTAAAAGAGTATTAAAAGAAAGAGCGACTTGTTCGCTCGATCTTTCTCTTAGGAGATTTTATGGCAACTTCAAATACAGTCGCTTTTCAACCAGATATTGAAGAAATTATAGCAGAGGCATTTGAACGATGCGGCATGGATGCTCAGTCTTTAACAGGCTATCAGTCTCTTGCAGCTCGCAGAAGTCTTAATTTGCTTTTTAGCGAGTGGTCTAATAGAGGAATAAATTATTGGGCAGTTCAGAACAACACATTGGCTTTGGTTAATGGAACAACCACCTACACTCTTCCTGCTGGAACGATAGATTTAATAGACGTTGTTGTTCGTCAAACAACAGGAGGCACAACAACAGATACAGTTGTAGAACGCATAAGTATTGCTGATTACAATCAGCTTCCAGACAAAAGCTCTTCTGGCAAGCCAACTCAATACATGCTAGACAAACAGTACACTCCTGTAATGTACATGTGGCAAGTCCCAGACAGCAATGATTACAGCCTTGTTTATTGGTCAATCAATCAATTGGAAGATGTTAATGCTAGCAATCAAGATGCTGATATTCCTTATCGGTGGTCGGATTGTATATGCGCAGGACTGGCAAGCAAGCTGGCTTTGAAATATCAACCAGAACGTTTCGCGGTACTTGCACAAGCATATGAACAATCATTTGAGTATGCATCAGACACAGACAATGATGGTGTTACATTAAGAGTCAGACCTACAGGGATGAATTTATACTGATATGGCATCAACTGCGCGTAAAGCAAAAGGAAAAAAGTCACAAGCAATAAGTGATGTTTCTGGCTTTCAGGTTCCATACAAAGATCTGCAAACAACTTGGGAAGGATTCCGAGTTGAGCCAGAAGAGTATGACCCAAAACATCCTCAGCTTACGCCAGCAAAAAATGTAATAGATGCAACTGCACTTTTTAAACCCAGACCCAACACAGATCCTGAGAATGTAGATGTCCCTATTGGTTATTCTTTTGATCCGTTTATACCAGCACAACAAAGACCTCCTGTTGGAGTTCCTGCGACTGGTTTTATTGGGTCTGCTGTTGTTGGTGTTGATTCGAGCGTCACTGCTTCTTCTGCAACAGCAACTGGAATAATTGGTGTCTTTACATTATTTATAACATTAGATGCCAACGTATCAGGCGTTGCAGGCACAGGCGAGACAGGAACAGAAGTTCCTGAAGCTGGCATTGTTGAGACAGGCGTTGCAGGCACAGGCGAGATAGGCACAGAAACTCCTGAAGCTGGCATTGTTGAGACAGGCGTAGAAGCAACAGGAGCAATAGGAACAGAAACTGTTGAGTTAATAATTGTTGAGACGGGAGTGGAAGCAACAGGTGTTGTCGCTCCTGTCACAGAAGAGGGTGATGGTAACGTACAAACCTCTGTTTCAGGCAACGCAGGAGTTGGAAGCACAGGAACAACAGGGAATGAAATTTCAGAGATCGCTGTGATTGAGACTGGATTAGCAGGCACAGGAGCGATAGGAAGTGTGAGCATACAAGTCGCCCAAGGTTGGGGTGAAGATGCTTGGTCTACAGCTGCATGGGGTGAATAAATGAATTATACAACTTTGGTATCGAATATACAAAATTTTATGGAAGATGATTCTTCTGAATTAAGTGCATCAATAGACCAAATTATAGATCAAGCTGAAGCGATGATATTCCAAAGGCTTCCTAATCTGCCTTGTTATAGAACTTCAGCCACAGCCAATATGGTCATAGGAACTTCGGAATACACAGTTGCTGATGCTAGGATGATTCGGCAGATTCAAATAACCAACAGCAACAATGTTGTGTATTTAGACCACAGGATTGACTCTTATTTAAAAGATTATTGGCCAAATTCATCAACAACAGGAGTTCCTAGAGTTTATTCAACAGACAAAGCCACAACAAGCGGAATAGTTTTAACAGTGGCACCAACTCCTAATGCAACTTTTGCTTATGAAGTTGATTATATAGCTCCAGAAGCTGGACTTTCTTCAACTAATGCTAACAGCTGGATTGGTGATAATGCAGAGGCAGTTCTGCTTCCTGCTTGTTTAATGGAAACTTCTGCTTTTCTTAAAGCAGCAGAAACGTTAAACTTGTACAAGGCTCAATTTGACGAGGCAATCACCCTTTTCCAACAGGAAATGAACAGAAATTACATTTCAGAATACAACGGAGGTATTTAAATGGCAATATCACAAGCAATGTGCACATCATTCAAAGCTGAATGTCTTGATGAACAGCATGATTTAGTTGCAGATACAATTAAAATAGCACTTTATACAAGTTCAGCATCTTTAGGGGCAGCAACAACTGCTTATACAACTTCAAATGAAGTTGCAAACGGCAATGGATACACAACTGGAGGGAACACTCTTGCAAATAAAGTCGTGTCGACCTCTGGAACAACTGCTTATTTTGATTCTGATGATCCTGAGTGGACTTCAGCTTCTTTCACTGCCAGAGGTGCTTTGATTTATAATGATACAAACTCTGATAAAGCGATTGCTGTTTTAGATTTCGGAGGAGATTTCACAGTTTCTTCAGGAACTTTCAGAATTGTGTTTCCTGCCGCAGGTGCAAACGCTATAATAAGAATAGCTTAAAGGAGAATTAGTAAATGGCTAGTTCATACGTTAACAACCTCCGATTGGAGGAGATGGCCACCGGAGAAAAATCCGGGACTTGGGGCACAATCACCAATAGTAACTTAGAGTTAATTGGTGAGGCACTAGGTTACGGCACAGAAGCTATCGGAAATGCAGACACCACCATAACTATGGCTGATGCTACTTCTGATGGTGTTCGTGCTCTCTATCTTAAAATAACCTCCAGTGCAGATTTAACAACTACAAGAGTTGTAACTCTTGCTCCTAACACAGTCAGCAAAGTTTGGGTAGTGGAAAATGCAACAACTGGTAGCCAATCAATAACGATATCCCAAGGTTCTGGGGCTAATGTTACAATTGGCACAGGAGCAACGAAATTAATTTACACAGATGGTGCAGGTGCTGGCGCAGCAGTCGCAGAAGTTGCTTTGCTCAGCACCACAGGTGGCACGATGACTGGGGATTTGGATTTCAACGACAATGTCAAAGCGAATTTTGGCACAGCTGATGATCTGCAAATTTATCATGATGGCAGCAATAGTTATGTTAATGAAGCTGGAACTGGCAACCTTATAATAGGAACCAACGGAGCTAGCATAAATTTAACAAAAGGTGCTGGCACAGAGTCTATGGTTGTTGCTACTGCAGATGGCGCAGTAACTTTGTATTATGATAACTCTGCTAAACTCGCCACATCAAACACCGGAGTTGCAATCACAGGAGCTCTCACTCTTACAACAGACCTAGCTGTGGCTGAGGGAGGCACAGGAGCCTCAAGCGCAGCAGACGCTAGGACAAACCTTGGTTTGGTTATCGGAACCAATGTAGAGGCATTTGACGCGGATATCCTGAAAGCTGATACAGCTGACACCTTGACTGCTCCATTCAGAGGAACGGTCACCACAGACAACGATCTATCGTTTGACCTAAACGTCACAAACAACTTTCAATGCACACCGAGTGGTGCAGGGGCATTAACCTTTACCAATCACACCGCAGGACAGAGTGGGTTCATACTTTTAATTAACTCTGGTGGTCATGCTATCTCTGCTCACGCTAACACTAAAATCAACGCAACAGACCTGACAGCAATATCAGTCGCAGGCACTTACACGTTAAGTTACTTTGATAACGGAACTAATGCTTATGTATCTGTGAGCAGGAGCTTTGGATGAGTTTACTTCAAGCAGGTTTTGGGTCTTCTGGTGATGACTATGAGATCACAGATAGTCTGAGACTGCGTAGTTCTGCCAGTGCTTATTTAGCTAGAACGCCATTGAGTGCAGGCAACAGAAGGACTTGGACTCTTAGCTGGTGGGCAAAGCGAGGCGCACTAGGAAGCACAGGATTTACTGTATTTTCAGCAGGCACATCTGCAAGCGATACAGGAGAGCTAGTCATAAAGTATGACAACAATTACCCAGACTCATTAGCTATACAAACAGGGAGCACTAACATCAGATTTACCAATGCTCTCTATCGTGATCCGTCAGCATGGCATCATGTAGTAGTAGCCTTTGATACAACACAAGGCACAGCATCAAACAGAACTAAAGTTTATGTAAACGGAGCACAAATTACTTCATTTAACATAAGTAATGATCTTGCTCAAAACACTGATACAGCCGTAAACAATAACGTAACTCAAGAAATCGGAGTTTTCGCTCGGTTAAATGCTCAGTATTTGGATGGTTACTTAACCGAGGTACAGATGATAGACGGTCAGCAATTAACTGCTGATGACTTCGGTGAGTACGATGCCAACGGTACTTGGAAGCCTAAAAATTACACAGGCACATACGGCACGAATGGTTTCTACTTGCCGATGACTCCTACCACTCAAGCCACAGGGTTTAACACTGTGTTGTACACAGGTAATACACAAGCTATGAACGTTGATGGCGTAGGCTTTAGTCCTGATTTTGTTT